TCTTGGGGCATGTTATATTATATACATCATTAGGAGGTAAAAATGATAAATAATAAATTTCAATCTTTTATGTTGGCTACGATAGCATTGGCTTTGTGTATCTTGGCCGGAGATAAAATATATGATACCCTTGTACCAGAGGCTAGAGCAGGCTCTTATAGGTGGGCTTGTGGCCGCATTGACCATACAGGAGATACTCTACAGCGAATCTTAAATCAAGAAAACATTATTCAAGTTTCTTTGGTACAAGATCCAAGTCCCGGATCTGCTGGTATTTTCGTGTGTACCGCTTCATAGCAAGCAGTTCTTTACAAATTTCAATATCATTCGGAGGTAAAAATGATAAATAATAAATTTCAATCTTTCACAATGGCCATTGTTGCATTGGCCTTTATATTCATAGCAGCAGAGAGAGCTTATAGTCTCTTCGTCCCCAAAGCAAATGCTTATTCAACATCTTGGGTCTGTGCGACCTATAATGGAACAAGAGAATTGACTTCACATTTGCAAAATAAAGGTGTAATTGAAGTGGCTTTAGGTTCAGCAGCAGGTCAGGATATGGTCTGCATGAAATACTAATAAAATCAATAAAAAACCTAAAAAATAATGCATGCCCCTTGACAAATGTCTTGGGGCATGTTACATTATATACATCATGGAGGCACAATGAAAATTATAAAATATATTTTTGGAGTTATATCTTATTTATTCTCCGCTGTTTTTGCTCTTGGCTGTTTTGGCGTAATTATGCGTTTACTCATGCCACAGCCAGTTACAAATACAGGGTTATTCTTGCTTGGCTTATTAATCGAGTTTTGCATCTTGGCCGCACTTTCTGGCGGTCTTTGGAAAGCAGGCGAATATCTAACCGGAAAGGAGGAATAATGAAACATGATATAATGCTAATTGATGGACTGAACATGTTCATCCGGAGTTACATCGTAAACCCCACGATTGACTCAAAAGGGCGACCGCTCGGAGGATGTATGGGATTCCTCAAATCTCTCCAAAAGGTTGTCCGAATGTTTGCTCCCGACGAAATCGTTATCTGTTGGGACGGACAAGGCGGAAGCCAGAGGCGGAAAGCCCAAAACAAAAACTACAAAGAAGGACGCTCTCCGGTCCGCTTTAACCGAAGAATGTACGAATTATCCCCCGAGGAACAAGAAAAAAATAAAGCATATCAATTTTATAGGTTAGTTGAGTATCTTAATGAAATGCCGGTTATACAAATTATGGTTGATGGAATTGAAGCAGATGATGTGGTCGGTGTTCTCGCAGGATCAGATCATTACAGAGGACGTAGTAAGATCATTGTGTCTTCTGATAAAGACTTCCTCCAACTCTGCAACGAGGAAACCACTCTTTACCGACCGATTCAAGACACAATTGTTACCCAAAATAGCGTTGTTTCTGAATTTGGTATTCATCCCAATAATTTTGCCCTTGCTCGAGCAATCGCAGGGGATGCATCGGACAACATTCAAGGCGTTCCTCGTGTTGGGCTTGGCACAGTTAAAAAACATTTTCCTTTCATGGCTGAGTCAAAAAGTTACAGCAGTCAGGATCTTGTTGAACATTGTCGACAAGTGGGAAAGACTCTCTCTTGTCACAAAAAGATTATCGATAATTCTTCTTTAATTCAATCTAATTATGGAATAATGCAACTATATAATCCAATTATATCGCCGATGACCTTAAAACAAATAATGTTTAATGTCACAGAATTCGAACCAAAAGTCAATATAACCGAAGTTAAGAAAATGACCCTTGAAGACGGTTTTGTTGCTTATAAATTTGATGATCTCTATGCGGCGTTTAGAAGAATTACAGCATAATTATACAGCGGAGGAAACAACCATGCATTCTTATTTTATTTCTATTCTCACGGCTTGCGTAAGCCCTGTTATAACCTTTGGCGAAGGCGACGAGTGGGACTATGATTATCAATGGACTTGCGAGGAACCATCATCAGCTTATAATTTGCAGATCAAAGCATATCAGCGACTTCCCGAGACCAAAACCGAAACAGTTGATCTTTTTAATAGATTTCCTGTGAGTGAGGTGTCAGTTGAACAGTAATTTAGTTCTTGCTATTGTTTTCTTTCTTATCGGGCATTTATTATCATGGTATGGAGCGAACCTTCAGTTCGTTTCTCCATGGTGGAAAGCCCGTGCGGTTCTGTTAACTTGCATAATAGCAATTCCAACCGGCCTTATGTGGTTGTTTGGAACGCGATTCATTATGCAGTGGACACCTGAATTGTGGACTTCACGATTTATTGCTTTTTCATTATCTTATTTCACATTCCCTTTAATGACTTGGTATTACCTCGGCGAATCGCCTTTCACTGCAAAAACCATAATCTGCACTCTTCTTGCTTTTACAATAGTTATAGTTCAATTGTTCATGAAATAGCAAGTCATCAAAATAAAATCCAATAACGACTTAGTAATCGTCGGTATAATTAAAAAATTACATAAATGCCCCGTAAAAAAGGGCATTTTCTTTTTTCGAGACTAAAAAAAAGAAAAAAACAACTTGACATTCCTTTTAAAATATGTTATAATATTTATATACAACGGAGCAATTATGCAAACACAAACAGACAACTTTTCCAAGTTCGGTAAGAGTTTTCAAGAAAAACTATGCCAACTTATGCTTGAGGACAGACCCTTCTGCGATCAAATCACAGAAGTCCTTGATATTCAATTTCTCGAGGTCAAATACCTTCAAGTTTTTATTCAAACAATTCTTGATTATCGTCACAAATATGGAGTTCATCCTACTTATGAAATACTCGCAACAATCTTCAAGTCTGGCATCACAGAACATGATGATGCTGTTCAAAAGCAAGTGCGAGATTATTACACACGAGTCCTCTCCGGAAAGGTCGAGGGTGCTCAATTTGTTAAAGATACGGCAATGGATTTCTGCCGCAAGCAAGTTCTAAAGCAAGCGATGATGAAATCAGTTGGACTTCTAAAAACATCGTCATTTGACGAAATTTCAAAGGTAATTAATGATGCTCTTAAACTTGGTTCTGATAACAACTTCGGCCATGACTGGCTGGCTGATTTTGAACGTAGATTCGAGATCAGAGCAAGAAACCCTGTCTCAACAGGATGGGAACGAATGGACACCCTCTGTAAGGGTGGTCTTGGGCGTAGCGAACTTGGTGTGGTTATCGCTCCTACTGGCGCTGGTAAATCAATGGTCCTTGTCCATTTAGGGACCCAAGCACTAAAAGAAGGAAAAACCGTTGTACATTATACTTTAGAATTGGCGGATACCGTTGTCGGTTCTCGCTATGACTCCTGCATGACTGGCATTCCGCTTAACGATCTGATGCACAACAAAGAGGAGATCTTTGATGCGATCTCTGATGTTGAAGGCTCGCTCATTGTTAAAGAATATCCCACCAAGTCAGCAACAACTCAATCAATCAAAAATCACCTCGAGAAACTTAAAAAGCGAGGTATTCATCCTGATATGGTTATCGTGGATTATGCTGACTTGTTGAGACCAGTCAGGGGTCAATCCGAAAAGCGACACGAATTAGAGTCGTTATACGAAGAACTCCGTGGTATTGCCCAAACCATGGAATGTCCCATTTGGACCGCTTCACAAACCAATAGGTCTGGGCTAAATGCTGAAGTTATTACAATGGAAGCAATCTCGGAGGCATTCAACAAATGCTTTGTCGCAGATTTTATTTTTACTGTGTCTCGAACAATCGAGGACAAAAAAGCCAATATGGGTCGTATCTTTGTTGCGAAGAATAGAAATGGTCCCGATGGACTTGTTCTTCCAATCTTCATGGACACAGCGAATGTCTGCATAAAGATCCTTGAAGATCAAGACGAGTTGGAAGAACAACGAGCCAACCCTGTCGCTAATGCCAAAGAACACATTAAAAATAAATATTCACATTTGTTAAACAAATAATAGGAGAAACAACATGTTTAAAATAAGCGAAGTCAATGTTCGCAAATTTAAGCTTTCCGATAATTTCATCGGACAGTATGCGGAGAAAGAAGTCCCATGGGGACCTGTGGGCTATATTACATTCAAGCGAACCTATGCTCGCCGTTTGAATGAATTCACAGAAGGAGCTGAAGGCACAGAAGAATGGTATCAAACCTGTCGTCGTGTTATCGAAGGAATGTTCGATATTCAGAAGCGTCACGTCCATGCTCTTGGTTTAGAATGGAATGATCAGAAAGCCCAAAGAACCGCAAAGGAAGCATATGACCGTCTTTTCAATCTTAAATGGACACCACCCGGCCGAGGTCTTTGGATGATGGGAACTAAGTTCATTTACGAACGAACAGGTGCTGGTCTTTTCAATTGCGCTTTCCGATCAACTCGCGAGATTTCCTCAAAAGGTGGCTACATCTTTGCTTGGATGATGGACGCTCTTATGGTTGGTATCGGAGTTGGTTTCGATACACTTGGAGCAGGCACATGTACTATCCGAGAACCAGAATATGTTGAGGACAATTATACTATTTCAGATTCTCGTGAAGGTTGGGTGAAATCGGTCCAGATTCTTCTCGACGGATTTTTCTTCGGCAAAAAAATTCCCCAATTCGATTACTCCGTCATCCGACCACCCGGAGAGGAAATCAAAGGATTCGGTGGAACTGCATCGGGATATGGCCCGCTAAAGGAACTTCATGATTCACTTAAAGAACTTTACACGCCGCTTATCGGTAAAGAAATTGATTCGGTTACAATTGTTGACACTGAAAACCTTATTGGTCGTTGTGTTGTTGCAGGGAATGTACGTCGTTCTGCTGCTCTTGCTTTGGGCCAGCACGATGACATGCAATATCTTACAATGAAGAACGATCAAGAGAAATTATACTCTCATCGCTGGGGATCAAACAATTCTTTTGAAGCCCGTGTCGGAATGGATTATACTTGGCACGCCGCTCAAAGCCAAAAGAACGGAGAACCCGGTTATATCTGGCTTGATAACGCAAGAACTCGAGGCCGAATGAAAGACGGCTATCGTGACGATGATCTTAAGGTTATGGGCTTCAATCCTTGTGTCGAACAACAATTAGAAGACGGTGAGCTTTGTTGTCTTGTTGAGACTTATCCCGCAAAGCACGATTCTTATGAAGATTATCTGAGAACTCTAAAAATTGCATACCTTTACGGAAAGACCGTAACGCTTGCAAATACCCATTGGCCCGAGACCAACGCTCTTATGTTAAAAAATCGTCGAATTGGTTTGTCACAGACCGGCGTGGTTCAAGCATTCAATAAGTTCGGTCGTCGTGAAATGTATAAGTGGTGCGACAAAGCTTATGATCATGTTAAGGAACTTGACGAGCAATATTCAGATTGGCTTTGTGTTCCAAGATCAGTTCGAATGACTTCTATTAAGCCATCAGGCACCGTGTCTTTGCTTAATGGATCAACTCCCGGCATTCATTTTCCCGAGGACGAATATTATATCCGACGCATTCGCTTCGCGAAAGACTCAAAGCTAATCGAGCCGCTTCGTGAAGCAGGTTATCGTATCGAGGAGGACAAGTACTCTCCAAACACTCTTTGTGTTGAATTTCCGGTAAAAGAGCCACACTTTTTCAAAGGAAAGCGTGACGTAAGCATGTGGGAGCAATTGGAGATTGCCGCTCAATATCAGCACTATTGGGCCGATAATTCAGTATCAATCACCGTTACTTTTAAGCCCGAGGAAGCGCACCAAATTAAGGACGCTTTGGAAATGTATGAGACTCGTCTCAAAGCCGTGTCCTTCCTTCGTTATGAGGAAACCGGATACGAGCAGGCTCCATACGAGCCAATCACCAAAGAACAATACGAGGACATGATAAAAAATGTTACCCCAATCCAACGAATTGAGACCAATGAAGGCGGAACGGGAACCAAATTTTGTTCAAATGACACTTGCGAAATATAGGAGGAATAATGTCATTAATACCAGAAAACCGTCATCTATTGGTTATTCCCGTTGAGGAATCACAAGATAGCAATTACGACAGAGTTCAGTTATTAATGCCCGACGACTTCAAGCCACCTCAATCATTACATGTAGTGTGCGAGGTGGTGGCCATCGCCAAGGACTCAAAGTTCTATGGCGAGGCCATCGATCGGATTGTAACTGAAAGAAGAATGCTTCAAGAGATGCAAATTGAAGGCGAAACATACTATTTAGTGTTAGAAAATTATGTTTTTGGGAGAATAACGTGAAACTAACAAAACGATTACTCGAGAAAATGATTCGAGAAGCAGTCAAGCAATATGCTGTTGATCCGGACCAATGGATGACACAAAGTCCTTTGGAACCCGGTTATGCAGGTTTAAAAAACTTAGCTCAATCTGGAGATATTGAAAATATCAATATGGCGAAAGAACTAGGATATACACCTGAAATCACAGGAGATGAAAGAGTCTTTGGATCAACTGGTGATCCTATCATGCGCTTCATTATTAATCGCACCGAGGATCTCGAAGCAGAACCAGATGAATTTGATTTGCAAATGAAATTTATGATAGGTTTGAGAGAATTATCTGATAAAATGAAAGAATTGCTAAGAACTGGCAACGACAAAGATTCTAGAGATTTTTATGTTTTTGCTGATAATCTTTATCATAAATTGATTAACTTGACTTACGAAGGATACGATGATGGTGTTATTCCCTCAATGAAAGAAGCGATTTATGAAAAATCACCAAAGATCATTGAAATGTTCAGAAAAAATCATCCAATGGTATATTCCAAAGTTCTCGCTGCTATTAAAGAGATCCAATAAATGAAACTAACAAGACGATTACTCGAAAGAATGATTCGAGAAGAATATAAACAATATTATATTGCGCCCGAAGGAACACACTTAATGCCGGGTGCTACTTCCGATGAAAGTGGAATTACCATGACGGATGAGAATTATGAAAAATTGATGGTTCTTTTGAATTCTGATGATAGAGAAAATGTTGAAATGGGAATAGAATTGGCCGATACTTTGGGTTTTTCCTTACCGCCAACAGAAATCCCAGACAATGAAGAATATGAAAAATTTTTTGTTCCCTCGAATGATCCGATTGCTAATTCAGATATTGTTTACGAATGGATATATGACAGGGTTCATAGAGCACCTCTGTTGGACAAGGACGGGATTGCGGTGAGCCAGTATGAGAGATTAAACCATAAGTGGACCCGGGTGTTAGAGCATCTTTTTAACCTTGTGAGATATCAATCACACGATTGGGTTGGCGGCCCACGTGGTCTCTATAAACAAGATAATGAAAACGCTGGCATGAATAAAGAATACTACCAAGAAGCAGCATTAATTGTAGATACAATTACAGAACGTTTTGTAAATGCAAAATTTAGGGCCTATGAAGTGCCTATTCGCATCGACCCCGATAAACCGGCTGGTTCACTCCCTCGTAGTAATAAATCACTCTCTAGAGAATTGAAAAGTATCTTAAGAGCATTGGCTCAAAGATTACCACGCGGAATGGCGGCATTGGCTTGGATTGTTAAAAATAGACAATATCCCCATCGTGGCGACCAGAACCCACGTGATCGCGAAGGCAAAACGATAGCAGATAGAAAAGCGCGCGCCTATAATTTGACATTACCATCGCGCTCCGATTATATGCAAGATACATGGTCAGACAAAATTGTCGATGCTTATCGTAGGGCAAAAGCGTTTTTAACGAGAAATCGTGTACCAACATCGACAACAACAATGTCAGATAAAACTTGGAAAGATTTACCAACGGAGAAAAAATAAAATGAAATTAACAAGACAATTATTAAAAGAAATGGTTCAACAAGTTGTGAGACAAAACAAGAAAAGTTTTTTGTTGAACGAATCTTATCAACCTGATCCTTCGCATGCTCAATCGTATGCTGAAATCATGGAAGTTCTTCACGGCATGGGAGCTTCATCAATCGGAATTATGTCCGGTCAAAACCCAATGGCAAAGGTCGACCAATCAGCCAATAACGCTCAGCTTCATCAATCTTTAATTCGAGACGTAACAAATCAAGGTTTGCGTTATATTGAAGTTGGCGGTGTCTTTGGTGGCTTACCAGAAGATTCTTTGGTTATCATTGATCCTTCAATGGACCAAATGGCCGAGCTCAATAGAAAATACAAGCAATGGGGCTTCGTATACGGACCAGCACAAGGCGGTCAGTTACCTAGCTTCGTAATGATGAAGATGGATGTTGACGCAAACGATGAACATACCCAAAATCCTCCAACTATTGACGCAGGGCCTGTTGAAGAAGTTATTATGCATCCGAGAACAATGGCAATTAAAGACGATTATACTTTTGATATTTCAAGTAAACAAAAGTTTTTAATTCCTCTTTATGGTGTTCCTGATTCTATTAAGAATACACCAGCTACACCAGTAGGTTCTTCACCAGACATGGAGGTATAAGTGGAATCAATCTATTTATACAACGATGATATCGGGCGAGTTGATTTAATCGATCATATGGGGTCTGACCTCACGATTGTTAACTCTGCCCGAGTTTCTTTCGGGGTAACCAAAGATCAACTTGATAATCGAGACAAAAAACTTATCAAATATTTGGTTAAGCACCGTCACACGTCGACCTTCGAGCACAACGTCGTTACTTTTCGTTTTGTCGTTCCAATGTTTGTGCGATCTCAGCATATGCGTCATAGAACATGGGCCTATAACGAAATATCACGCAGATACACGGATAAGGACCTTCAGTTTTACACACCGAAGACATTTCGAACGCAGCACGAAACGAACAGGCAAGCATCGAATTTGGATGAAATAAATCCTGTTGTTGTTCCTGATCTCGCAGACTTCGGAGAAGGAAAAAGAGCGGATTTGGCCGTAAAATCGCATGTTCGCAATTCTTTGGAACTATTTAATACATTGATGAGAGAAGGTGTGTGTCGTGAGCAAGCGAGAATGGTTTTACCACAAAATCTTTACACCGAATACTACGGCACGGTCAACCTTAATAATCTTCTTAAGTTTGTTAGCCTCCGCAGTCACGCCGGCGCTCAATGGGAGATCCAACGAGTTGCAGACGCCTGTTTGGAAATTGCGTCAACGCTTTGGCCGGAGGCTGTGGGAGCGTATAGACAAAATGTCGTATCATAAAATCAAATCAGAATTCGAGGTGGGCGACCTTGTTCACCTCGAGGCCTATAATATTGATATCTATACAAATGATAATAAAAAGCTCGCTGTTATCATTACCGGACCTAATTATGGTAGATCATTAACTTATGAAGATTGGGAAGTTCTCGATGAACCTATGTATGATATTTTGTGCGAAGGTCGAGTTCAAACAAATATCCCACAAAAGTTTTTAGAAAAGGTAACAAAAAAATGAAATTATTAATGGAAAACTGGAGAACCTTTCTTAAAGAATCAAGAATAACTCTTGATGATGTTGCTTTGTATCAAGTCCGTCATGACTCTGGTTTTTATTTCATTTTATATCGTGTCTATAACCATCCGGCAATCCAACGAGATGTTGTGAGTGTTATCGGGAGAATCACTGTCAGCCCGACTCTCGAACCATGTATTCCAGAAACATATCAAGTAGATTCTATTTATGTTGATAAACCTTATCGCGATATGGGATTCGGTAGTACGTTATATAATATAGCTTTTCTATTTGCCGATTATAGAAAAATGGGACTAACCTCCGATAAAGTGGTCGGAACCAATAAAAAAGCAGCAGATCAATGGCTAAAGTTTGATAACAGATCGAATTATGTAAAAAAAGCAACCTCTCAAGGAAATGATAAATTCGATTATACAGGCCGCGAAACTCCTTTAGATCCAGATGATGATTGCTCAATGCCGGCAATGACTCATAAGAATGCCACAGACCACAGTTTTATTAAAACAGATGCTGCTTCTTTCAGAAGCAAATATTTGGAAATGCATAAGCTACATCCTGTAAATGTTGATAAAGTTTTAAAAACAAGGATGTTCAGAGACCAAGCAGCATTTGAGAAATATATTGAAAGACAAGCTGAAGATGATTTTCAATTAAATTATGCGGATGAACCAGAATAAAATGAAGTTATTATTTGAAAATTGGAGAAAATACCTTAATGAATCAAAAGACATCGATCTTTTGCATGATCAGATTTATCGCTATGAAGATATGAGAATCTCATTTGCAAAAAAGATTTCTGATATTCTTTTCTTATATCAAGGCAAGAACTCAATTTCAGGTGTTGATTTGCAAGATAGAATAACACTTGCTGCGAAGCCAAACACACAAGTTCAATTATCTGATGGTTTTGTTGCAAAGACACCAACACAAGAAGAAATTAATTTGTTCAGACAAGAAGCAGAAATGCTATTCGATTCTCTCGAGGCAGACAGAACTAAGATCGCACAAACATATGACACCCTCGCCAAACAATTTGACAAATATATTGATTTATTTATTAAACTCACAAACGACTCCGAAGATCAATCTTACGAAGGCCGTCTTGAACACATTCAGGATCTTGTCAAGCAAATAGGTTACGAAGAAGAGCCAATTTATTCCGAAGAACAACGAGACTTCGTTCAATCTCTTATCGTCAAGCCGCTTAAAGGTACAAAGGACCCAAAGCATCCGTTCCCTGTTGGTTCTGTCAAAGACAAGAAAATGAAGAAACTTGGTCTTTCGGGGCTTCTCGAGCCTTTGCGAAAGCAATTCAAGCCAACTCGCAACGGCGGCCTTTCAAAAGGTAAAATCAAAGCTTATAACGATGCTCTTGGAGAGATCTGGGGATCGATGGCCGATTTGGTTCTCAAGCCAACGCACGAAGAAGCAATGGCCAAGCTGGGACCTGTTGGCGAGTCAATCTTCGCTGGAGATCCTTTGAAATATAAAGTAAGGATTCCTCGAGGACAGAACGTTTTTAAAAGAGAGACAGACAGAGAGAACTCCGAGTTTATTCCTGTTACTGAATTCACTAAAGACAAATATCAGCTTGCACTCATGCATTATTTTAATCCCAACAACCTTCGAATGAATGCTCAGTTAGCTGACGAAGGGGCAGATAAATCAGACGCAGAGATTAGAGCTCTGCAAGCACAGCTTGGTACGACAAGCGATCCAATGGAACAGCGTATCATTCAAGGCCAAATAGCAAGAAAGAAACTTGAACGCAATATGAATCGCAAAAGAGCAAGACTTATACGTAAAGACATGCAAATGTATAAGACTGGCTTCGAAAACAGAATGGAAGGAAAAGACTCTGCTCTGCCTATTCCTCGACGATATGGTACAGCTCAATATACAGGCTACGGTCAAGCATCCGGATTTGACAATCTTGCGTTCGGTGGCGCACCAGCCAACATTTACAAAGACACCGGTGTGAAAGGAAGAACTGTTGAGGACGAAGATGATGTTCTTAGAACATTAGAATATTATCTAGATGAAGTTGGCGGAGAGATTCCAAGCCCAATGCAAGATATCTATAACAGTGCTAGCGATGAAGATAAATATGCTGTTCAATCAATGTTGTTTTTAAATTATGTTCACACAACCAAAGTTTCAGCGGAGCTCGCCCCAAGAGAACCAGAACCAGCATCACCAACCGGAGGCATTGAGTCTCTTGATGATCTCGACATGGACGACCTCGATTATTATATGAACGAACTTAACTTCGCCGATGCTCCTGTCCAAGGAACGGGCGATGATGGTGATATCGATCTTGATGATCCAGAGAACATTGAATGGATGGTCGGAGAGATAAATAAAATAATGCAATCGGAGGCAACATAGAACTCAATTTGCCAAAGATTGTCCTCGGACGAACAATTAAGTCTCTTCTTTATGCTTACAAGAATGAGATTCCAATTATTGTTCATCAACCAATAAAGCCGAGCGATGTTGAGTTCATTGGAAAGAATCATGACTTTGATTTTCTTTGTTTCGAACGAAAGCCAACTTACGGAGAAGTGTGGGATCGCTTGACCTTTGCTCTCGGAATGGGCGGCTATATGATCGCCCCAGATTTAATAACAAACTTCCGTCACGATACCGAAACAAAAACAATAACAATTGTTTCAAAACAAAGTTCTCGATTTATCGTTAAATATCAAGAGGTTATTGAGCCCGATCTCGGAGAAACAGGCAATGTTTATGTTTATGATTGGTTTGATGTGAGAACAGGCTCAAAAGATTTCCCCGATATAATGAGAGGAGAAGATGATCATCCTCAAAAGTTGGTGTTCTATGATTCAAGACGACAGAAGGTTCGCAATGGTTTGAAAGACTTTGTTGCAATCTCGAAGGTCAAAGAAACAAAGCTAAACTCTTGGGATTACAGCGAGGTCGCTGTTGAATACGCTTGCTATAAGTTATTCAAAAAGCACAATCTCAAAGGCGCACCAAACGGCTACACAAGGCACGGCAAGCAAAGATATTATCCAGTTAAAATAGAGCATGCTTGGCGCGAGATCAAAAGCGAAATTAAATCTTTACACACATTAGAGGAACTATGCAAAATGAAGCAAAAGGGAAATCACCTGACGAACTTAACGACAAACCTTTTCTCGACAACCAAAACTTCCACCTCGCAGGAGTAATCCCTGTCGCAGGTCATAAGCTTGACTTTGGAATGGAATGGGATGAAGCCCTTGCTCCAATCTCTCCGAACTATACCTTAATTGAGAACGCTGTCTACGAATGCGCTTGGGCTGGTTGTGATACAATTTGGATTGTCGTGAACGATGATATGGCTCCTCTGCTTCGCTATCGTCTTGGAGAGCGAGTCCAAGATCCTATTTATGTCAACAGCAAGTTCGCCAAGATGCCGAGGAACTATCAAAAGCATATTCCAATTTTTTATGTTCCTGTTCATCCAAAGGACAGAGATAAAAGAGATTGTCTTGCTTGGTCTGTTATATACGGAGCGGTTACTTGTTTAAAGGTCTCCGACTTTCTCTCGAAATGGGTCAAGCCAGATAAATATTATGTCTCGTTTCCTTTCTCCGTCTTTTACTCTCCGGACCTCCGAGAACATCGTCGCCGGATTAGGTCAAAAGATAACTTCTATGTAACAAAAAATGGATTGTCGGTCGAAGACAACCTCTATGCTTCCTTCACGTTCGGAAAGGAAGAATTCGTTAAATATAGGCGAATAATTAGGCAAAAAGGCACTGGAATGTATGACCGCTCAAGTCCCAAGAATGAAATGGGAAGACACACCGTTCCGCTTCCAATTGAACAAAGATATTCAGCTCGTCATTTTGATTTGCAAGATGTCTTTATTGACCTCGATCTAAGCGAAGAGAATTCAATGGAGCCTGCTTGGTACTACGATGTTGGCTCGTGGGAACAATACTGCGAGTTCCTATCGTCCGAGGAAAGTAAAAAAATAAAACGTCCAAATCCAATTGTAATGGGATATCGAGAATTTAACAAAATAGGACTTGACAATCAGGATTAAACGTGATATATATTATATATGGGATTTCACGAATTACAATACAAGAAACTGTTAAGCGAACTTAAGTTCAAGAACGAAGAACTTGAGATTCTCGAAGAGTCTATGCACGAGATTCACATGGAGTTTGAGCAATATTATGCAGACTTTTTGAAAAGAAACGAATTATCCAAAGAAGAATTAGAACAATCAAAAACGCCACAATTTCAACAATTCAAGAAAGAAATGGCTGCTCCAATGCCCGAGACCGATGAAACCGGCATAGTTGTCGTTGAGCAAATGTCCGAGGAAGACAAAGAAGCAAAGGCTGTCTTTGCGAAACTTTATAAAGAAATTGTTAAGAAGTGTCATCCTGATCGGCTATCAACAGATGACATGGATTATTTCAATAAAATGAATACACACTTCAAGGCCGCAACATGGGGCTATAACAATGCGAAATGGTCTATTGTCATTAAGGTTGCTGAAGAACTTGGAATAAAGCCTCCGAATTATAAAAAGATGAATGGTCATCTAAAGCGCGAGGTCAAAGAATTAGATAAAAAATTAAATCATTATAAGAAATCCTTTGGTTACATGCTTTACGAAGCCGAGGATGAAAGTTCCAAGGACAATATTATTAAAAACTTTATTTTTGCTTTATTTAGGAGGAGATTGTGAGCACAAGAAAAACTATATCGGTTAGCGAGAACATGCATTTATTTGAGGACATATGTGATGGATCTATTTATCTTGAACTTGAAAATGTTGGCGACTGCACATTTGAATTGTGGACCAATGAAGACGGAACAACGTCGAGAGCTCTTGTTAGAATTAGCAAAGAAGATCTTGAGAAGATTGTAAATGATTATCGATCACGAGAAAGTTAAAATTGGAACCTTGGTTCGTCTCGAGGAAGGCTCTTACTATTGTGAGATCGCCCAACAATATGTTCCAGTTTCATATTGCCAAATCGGCTTGGTAATTCATATCTTTAGATATGAAGTGTCCTCTTATCCTTGGGCCACATTAGGATACAAGTTCCTTGCCGATGTTGTTGTTGGCCCACACAGGCTAAGAGATGTCCCAGATTTCAAATTGTATGAGGTGAAGAGTGGCGGCTAGATATCCGAGAAAATATTCGAGAGAACAAGAATACGAACAACTTTATAATAATTTCGAGCATCTTTTTTGTACGTCGTTTTGGGGCTTTGAAATTGGTCCCGGATGGTTTGAGTTCATTGCTGACTTTATTCTTAAAATGGACCGTTATATAACAGAGAACGATTTACCAAGAGAGGATTACAGAATCATGCAAGTTAAGAACAAATTCGGAACCTTGCGTATCTATCTTGCTGGCTCCGACTTTTATCTTAACACACTAATCGCAGAGACCGAGGCTCAAGCGAATGATTGCTGCATTATTTGCGGCAAGAAGGCCCTTGGTTCCATTGGGGTCTACACTCAAATGTGCGAGGAACACGTAAAAGAATTTTAATAAAAAATACTTGACAAGTTGCTCTTCGTATGTTATATTGTATACACAAACAAACACGGAGAACAACATTATGCATTATGTTATATTAGATATTCAACCAATTGCTAACAACACTGGCTATCCACCGTCAGGCTCTACTATTTCAGCCTTTCCTGCTGATCTGATGGCAGATCTAGGATTTACACAGCAGCAGATTGACGCTGTAACAGTTAATTTTAGTCATAATTCGGTTAAAACAAGAAATGGCTTCTTTGAATTTACGGCAAAGGTCTGCCCAATTCAAAACGCCAATCAAGCAACAGCTATTGCATCACAACAAATTGTTGCCAAGAATAATCAATTGCAATCAATAATCGCAAAAAATACAAAAGGTTCAATTGATTTTGTCAATCTCCACGGTCACTCTGGTGTGGGCTCACCATTTGATGGGTTTGGTTATCCCGAAGACCATATGAACTTTGCTTACAGTAACGGAGCGAAGGCTCTCGCTTTGACCGATCATGGCAACATGAATGGCTTGGCTTATCAAATTATGTACGCCAAGAAGATGCAAGCCGAAGGTAAAGACTTCAAGCCAATCTTTGGTGTTGAGGCTTATTTCATTCCGTCTGTTGAAGAATGGAAAGAACAACTCGAGGAATACAGAAAAGATAAGAAACTCGCAAAGCAGATTGATGATGATCAATCCGGAACCACGATTGAGAACGAAGGCGACTCAAAAGGTGTAACCAAACATGATATCAATCGCCGTCGTCACTTGATTCTTCTTGCTCAAAACCAAACAGGATTGAATAACATTTTTAAAATGGTCTCGCAAAGTTACACTGGAGACAACTTCTATCGTTATCCTCGAATTGACTTTGATTTGCTCTCGAAGCATAGCGAAGGCGTTATCGCTGCCTCTGCTTGCCTTGGCGGTGTCTATGCTGGCTGCTATTGGGAGAACCGAGAAGAAGGTGACGAAGCCGTGCTTCAAGCAATGCGCGAGGTCACAAAGAAATTCCAAGATATTCTTGGTGATCGTTGGTATGGCGAGTTGCAATGGAACAATATCCCAGAGCAACATGCGCTAAATCAACATATCATTCAAATTTCAAAAGAAACTGGTCTAAAGTTGATCTCGACCTGTGATAGTCATTATCCAAGTCCGGACGCTTGGCAATCCAGAGAACTATATAAAAGATTAGGCTGGCTTGGTAAGAAGCCAGAATGGGCTAACATGGAGTTGCCTCTCTCAACAGAAGAGATTGGATATGAGTTATATCCAAAGAACGGCAACCAAATGTGGAGGTCCTACAAAAAGTATTCAGAAGAATGTGGAGTAACATATGACGATGAAATCATCCTTAACTCAATTACAGAAACTTACACTATCGCTTTCGATAGAATTGAATCGTTCACCCCTGACAACACTGTTAGGTTGCCTAATTTTGTCGTTCCTGCTGGGACTGACGCTACAACATACTTGGGCCAACTTGCTTTCGAAGGTCTTGTAAAGTTATTCGAGGACAGAGATATTGAAAGTAAAGTTCTCTTTGAGAAATATAGCAAGCGTTTAAACGAAGAACTTGATGTTATCAACTCTCGTGGTTTCGCCAAGTACTTCTTGACGATGAAAGCGATTGTAGACAAGACAGCCGAGGTTCAACTCGCAGGTCCCGGTCGTGGTTCAGCAGCCGGCTCTCTTGTTGCTTATGCTCTCGGCATCACTCAAGTCGATCCAATAAAATATGGTCTTCTGTTCTCTCGTTTCCTTCGTTCAGATGCGAAAGATTATCCTGACATTGACTATGATGTGTCTGATCCAATGGTTCTCAAAGACAAGTTGATTGATGCTTGGGGCGACAATGTTGTGGTTCCTATTTCAAACTGGAACACTCTTCAATTGAAATCTCTTATCAAAGACATTGCTCGTCTTTATGAGATTCCGTTTACAGAAGTAAACACTGTGACCTCGAAGATGCTGTCAGAGGCCACGCCTCTTGCTAAAGCAAGACACGGTATCAAGGCTGGTGTCTACACTCCAACTCTCACAGAAGTTATGGAATTCTCCGAGTCTCTTCAAAAGTTCTTCAGATCTTATCCTCAAATCGAAAAGCATTGTCGTGATCTCGCAGGACAAGTTAAGTCCTGTTCCAGACACGCTGGTGGCGTTGTGATTGGTGAGTCGCTCAACGAGTACATGCCGCTTATCTCTTCAAAAGGTGTTCGCCAAACTCCTTGGTCCGAAGGTCAGAATGTTCGTCAGCTTGAGCCAATGGGCTTCATCAAGTTTGATATTCTCGGTCTCTCAACTCTGCGAATGATTGAAGATTGCATTGAGAAGATCCTTCGTCGGCATCACGGCATCGCCAACCCAACGTTCGAGGACATAAAGAAATTTTATGATGCCAATCTTCATCCAGATAAGATCGACCTTAATGACCAAGAGGTTTACAAGAACATCTTTCACGAAGGCAAATGGATCGGAATCTTCCAATTCACAGAGAACGGAGCACAAACCTTTGCTCAACAAGTAAAGCCTTGCTCTATCATTGATATCTCTGCTATCACTTCTATTTATCGTCCCGGTCCTTTGTCTGCTGGCGTTGACCGACAGTATGTTGCCGCTCACAACAACCCTGAAGATGTGAGATACATCAATGATTATGTTCAAGATGTAACAGAAGAGACACACGGCTTTCTTATCTTTCAAGAGCAGATTGCTATGTTGGCTCACAAGTTAGGTCGCAACCTTACCTTGGATGAAGGTAATCTTCTTCGTAAGGTTCTCACAAAGAAAGGAACAGGCAAAGGCCACGAGGTCAAAGATGCTATTCATGAGAAGTTTGTTCTTGGCTGTCAAGACAAAGGCATGCCGCTTTGGCAAGCAGAAGAACTTTGGCAAACCTTTGAGTATTTCTCTGGTTATGGTTTCAATAAGTCTCACGCTGTCAGTTATTCTATTATCTCTTATCAATGCGCTTGGTTGTGTCATTACTACTCAACAGAGTGGACAGCGTCCTTTTTGGACAAAGAGCCAGAGGCTCGCAAAGAGAAAGCAATCAACTTGGCAAAGCAGCACGGCTATACAATCCAGCCTCTCAATGTTAACAAGTCAGGTCGTACTTGGGAAATCCTTGACGACACAACACTTGTTGCTCCTTTGACCACAATCAAAGGCCTTGGTGACAAAGCGATTGATCAGATTCTTGCTCACCGACCTTTCGAGAACATAGAAGAATTTTTATTTCATGATAAGATTGTATATTCCAAACTTAACAAAAAGTGTTTGGATGCTCTTGCGAGAGCTGGTGCTTTGAAAGAATTGCAAGACGATCGCTTCACAGGCGACAAGCATTTCTGGACAGCGACATGTGTTGATCGTCCAAGAAAACTAAAGAACCTTGGAGAGAACATTGAGAAGTATCGTCCTGAAGGCAACTTCACAGACGACGAACGCATTGACTTTCTTGCCAATCTTACAGGCATCTTCCCAATCAATCTTGTGATTGACGAAGGCATTCAAAGAAAGCTCGATCAATACTGTATTCCACCAATCTCGGAGTACGACCCAGAACTAGGAATGTGTTGGTGCATTGTTCGCGAGGTCACAAAAAAGAAAACTAAAGGCGGCAAGTTATTCTATGTCGCCAAGGTTATCGACAATAACTCTGTCGAAACAACAATTCGTTGTTGGTCTGTAAATCCAGAGCGTGATATCCTGTATATCAATAAGACTTATATGATCAAACCACAATACAACGAAACATGGGGCTTTTCAACCCGAGGGTCCCTTAATAATGCTTGGGTTATGTTAGGTTAAATCGGAGGAAAAATGAAAGTTAAAATTAAAAAATTACACCCTGACGCTGTCATTCCATCATACGCTAAACACGGTGATGCAGGAATGGATATTGTTTCCATAAGAAAGGAAAAGGATAAGCATAATAACGATGTTCATTATACAGGTATTGCTCTTGAAATACCAGAGGGATATGTTGGGCTTATCTATCCTAGATCTTCTATTTCAAAAACAAGCTGTGCTTTGCGAAACGCTGTTGGAGTTATTGACTCTGGCTATCGTGGAGAGATCATATTTAAGTTTGCTTGTTCGTCAAATCTAAATTGCTATAAAGTCGGAGATCGTATTGGCCAACTAATTATTATGCCTTATCCTCAAGTTGAACTTGTAGAAGTCCAAGAACTTTCTGACACTGAACGAGGTGACGGCGGTTATGGATCAACGGGGGTTTAATGAATAGAGCACAACGAAGAGCTGCTGCCAAGCGCAACAAACAGAATGAAAATTCTGAAGTTGAAGAAAAGATGGCTCTATTCGGTAAGCTGCCTGACGAATGTCAGGCATGCCTTTCCCCGTTCGATAAGAAGGACAGGAACCAAGTTATGACTTGGTCGGTTGTTGTTCGGTCAGACACCGAACAAGTTAGGCTTTATTGCCCAGACTGTTGGTCAAAGGCTAAAGCAGTTGTTGAAGCATACGAGAAAGAAAATGGACGAGATCAAGAATAAAGAAAAAAGAGTTGTCTTTACGGACACAGATGTTCGACATGCTCAGTTGAGAATACGTCTTCAGCATGACAACCTTTCGCAAGCAGATTTCTTTCGCGCATTAATTACAGGATATCTTGAAAATGATGGGCGAATTGTAAAGTTTCTTGCTAATTATAAGGAGAAGCATGGCATCCAAAACAAGAAAAAGCGAGGCCGTGTTGTTGAGGAGATAGAGCAAGGAGAACATCTTTTGGAAAAATTCGGAATCAAAGACGACGAGTTAGAAGGAATCTTTGATATGATTGCAGAAGAATTTCCCGACCTTTAATTCCTTTTCTTGTTTTGAATAATAATTAATAACAAACCTAGGAGATATTAATATCATGGCTAAAAAACTTTTATCAGAAGCGCAAGTACGTAAATTTATGGGACTTGCTAATATGGATGCTAATCTTTCTTCAAACTTTCTTAAAGAAATGTATCACAAGCGTGATGATGAAGAAATGATGAACGAAGAAGAAGAAATGGAAATGGACGCTGATATGGAAGCGAAAATGGACATGGTAGATGCGGCCCCCGAAGGAGGTGATATGGAGGGTGAAGCCGACGGACCAGACGTAGAACTTGATGAAGAAGAAGTTGCTGACGCACAAGAAGCAATGTCTAAAGTTCAAGCAGTTCTCGACAAACTTATGGGTGGCGCAGGTGCCGGAATGGATGACATGCCAGCCGAAGAACCCATGGATGACATGGATATGGGCGGAGAAGAAGAGATTGACGCTGATGTAGAAGTTGAACCTACCGAAGATGAAATCGTTCAAGAAGTTGCCCGTCGTGTTGCTCGTCGTATCAACGAAGCCGCTCGTGCTCAAAAGAAAGCCGATCGTCTTCTTGGTCGCAAAAAATAACTTGACAAATCGTTCATAAACGGTTACAATATAAGGAGAGGGCAACCTCTCCTTTTTTTATGGAGGTAAAATGGAAATCATTTTATATGGCCTTTTCTTTATAACAGGATACCTTGTTCATAGCACGATTGTTTATGTGTTGTCTCTCGGAATCTCTGTTACAATATATAAGAGAGCCATTGAAGATTGTCTGTTATTATTTGCAGACAATTATGAAAAGCAAATTCATATGAACGAAGCGCTTTATCTTTCTTTTAAACAAAACGGAGCACCTGATGAGGTGATTGATGATCTTAAGAAGCGAGACAAGATAAAACTGAAAGAGCATATGAATTCTGTAATCTCGAACATGCTGAAAATCGTCCCGACAAGATTTCGAAACTTAATTGATTTTAATAATTGGGAAACAGCCGAGAAAGAAATAACAAAAATAATAAAGTCAAGAAAATAACTTGACAACCTATTCAGAACATGTTATATTATATAAGTCATTAGGAGGTAATTATGACATTTGGAAAACGTAGAAAAAAAGCTGATGAAGAAATCGATGAAACTTCAGAAGAAACAACCGAACCAACGGAACCAACAAAGCTCAAAATAAACCTTGGGCAATTGCTTGGTAACGGAAGTGATAAAGATCCTCGGATTATCGGCTTGTTCGGTGGTGTTGAAGAAGAGAAAGCAGGAGAGCTCTGCTATCATCTTATAACAATGTCAGAACCAGAACCGCCTGTATTTGATGAAGAAGGGGAAGAGATTCCACCTGAACTTGTCGAGGACATTACATTTTATATTTCAACATACGGCGGCTCTGCTGATGATATGTTCTCAATTTATGATGTAATGAACTTTGCAAAGACTCGTTGCGATGTTGTAACCGTTGGTCTTGGAAAGGTTATGTCCGCTGGTGTTCTTCTTCTTGCTGCTGGAACCAAAGGAAAGCGCAAGATTGGACGCAACTGTCGTGTTATGATCCACGCTGTCTCTGCTGGTAATGTTGGAACTATCCATAACCTTGCAAATGAGTTGGAAGAAATTCAGCATCTTCAGGAGGCTTATATTGATGCAATTGTTGAGAACTCGAATTTTACAAAGAGATCTCTTAAGAAACTTATGGATCGAAAGGTAAATGTATATTTATCTGCTGAAGAGGCCATAGAACATGGAATTGCTGATATTTTGATCTAATTATAGTAAAAAGGATTCAATAATGGATAAAATTTTCTATAATGAGTCCTCCGCCGTTAAACTTGGGTGGTCCCCCGATTGGTTTGGGGCCTCCCATTTTGACGAGGAGTTGCTCAAAAAGGTCAAGAAGTTTCAACAAGAGCACGGTTTAACCGCTGACGGCTTGGTTGGGCCAACGACTTATCGTCGTATTTGGACCGAAAGAGAAGCATCGCTTGCTGATTATCGACCAAAGACTATTGCCAACCGAGGCCAATCTTATATTATATGCAACAATGATTATGTTGAAATTGATTGGCCTCGTGTTGTGCTTCCAATTGAAGCGGATGGTTTGAGATTAACATCTGGTTTCAAGACTGTCCGAGAAAAAAGAAAAGTAACAAACTTTGTTTGCCATTGGGATGTCTGTCTTTCATCAGAGTCTTGCTTCAAGGTTTTAAAGAACAGAGGAATCTCTGTTCATTTTGCAATTGATAACGATGGAACGATCTATCAGTTCTTGGATTGCAATCATATCGCTTATCACGCAGGCTCAACCAAATGGAACTCAAACTCTGTTGGTGTTGAAATAGCCAATGCTTATTATCCAAAGCATCAAGGCTGGTATAAGTCCAAAGGCTTTGGCGAGAGACCTTTGTGGGAAAACAAAAAGGTCCACGGCTCAACCCTTGATCCTTTCTTGGGCTTTTATGATGTTCAGCTCCAAGCGCTTCAGGCTCTTATGAAAGCAATGAACAAAGCCTATGATATTCCGTTTGCGTGCCCGACCGCTCCAAATGGTGAAACATCAACTGGTGTTTCAAGTGTGGCTGCCGCCGGAAGGTTCAACGGATTTATATCACATTATCATTTAAAGAAGACCAAAATTGATTGTGCCGGTCTTGATCTTAAGCAACTACTCGAGGAAATAAAATAATGTCAAATAAACTTACAAAAGAAATGATTGATGCTTTGATTCAAGAAGCAATGTTGCAGGAGAGGTTCCCAAATGCTTACACTGCTGCTGAATTGGATGCTTTGGATAAAGGTAAAAAACTTGCTAAAGACTTGGCTGGCCTTGAGACAGACACGAGAGAATTAGCCCCAAATGATATTAGGAAAGCATTCGCTTCTGGCGATCCTGATAAAGTAAAAAAAGTCGTTAAGTTAAAAAACACTAAAGGTTTAGATGCCACATTGAAATCCGATTTAGATGACATAATTGATGACTTGGGCGGTGAGTTAGACACTACCCAAAAAAGAATGAAAACTGATTCTGACAAGATTACTCAAATTGCCGGTGATATTGATATCGGCACTGGAGTTTCTCCCGAAGCATCTGCTTTGACGGGCAAAGGCCCAACTGGTAAGGTTCCAAACATTAAAGTTTCCAAATCTGTTATTGAACAAATGAAATTATTTGACTCCCCATCCGCAGCAGGTAAATTCCAGCAACTTCAAGAAGTTGCAACGAAAGTTGCTAACAAGCAATTTCCACAAGATACACAAGAAATGTTCAAATTTATCACTCAAGCAAATGTGTTGAATTACTTTGGGAACATGGCGAAGGCCTCTTCTGGTATTGAAGCCGGATTTGAGTTTGAAAAATTTTGTGTTGTATTCATGAATGGATTCCAAGTTGGCGGAGCGAACGGAGCCGCTGATGTTTTCTTGGCCCTAAAGAATGGCCAAGTTGTACCAACAAGTCAGAAGTTTTATTCAGACATAAAAAATGTAAAGCAATCAAACAAAGGTCAAGGCCAAGCAGGATTATATTATTTATTAAATCAACCAGATGTCGATGAAATATATTACTTTGTGGGCATAAAAGAGGGCGGGAATACCGCAGCAGAATATACAAACCTAAAAATGTACATTATAAAAATCACACAAGATGGAAGTCATTTTTACGGGCAATCTATGGGCCCTGAAGGAAGTTATACAAGTCCTGAAAAACTTGGAGAGTTTACACTTGATAAGAAAAACGGTAAATCTCGCCAGACCCATATGTTTCCACAAGAAGGTGGAAAAGATTATTCTGAGCATTTGGCAACTATACCAATCTTGAATAATCCAAGTGCTGATACCGCCGCAATCGCAGAATATATGTCTGGCCAGATGACTGCTGGAGATACAGAATTTGCTGATTTTTCAAAAGCGGTTGTTGGTATTTTTGCATCTCTAAAAAAGATGGAAAAAAATACACAGATCTATAATGCAAAACAAGGACAAGGTAGAAAAAGTGATGCTTCGAGTTATGTCAATGAGATTGCAGTTAGTTATGTAGCTCTGCGAGATGATTATAATCATGTCTTTGGAGTTGCCGGAGAAACTAAAAAACTTGCAGAAAACAAAATGACCGAACTTGATCTAATGGTCGAGAACATGGTAAAACAATTTTTAAAAGGAAACTAAATGATTAAAATATGCAAACGATGCAACAGTCAAGACTGCTGGTGTCACTGGGGAGATCAATGATATATCTATTGATTGCATTGGCTCTCGCTGAGGAGCCGTCACCTGTTATCGTCTATAAACAGGAAACAGAGATCGACTTCGAAGCTGTTGACATTGAAGGGCAACTTGTCAAGCCCGAAGGGACCTTGGTCCAAGAAAGACAAGAAGCAACATTCAATCCTCTCATTAAATTGAGAATGGATTGGGATGAAGAAATTTCACAAAGCGTTAGCGAAATCAAATAATGGAGGAATAGTGAAGCATTATAATAACGGTCAAGAATTATCAACAAAAGTATTAAACGGAGTTAACAAACTCGCAGACAATGTAGGATCAACATTGGGCCCTCGGGGAAGAACCGTCGGCATTATGTATCAGGGAGAGAACATCCCAATGGTAACGAAGGACGGCGTGACCGTCGCAGAACATATAACCTTTGAAGATCCTTTTGAGAATATGGGAGCACAGATTGTAAAGCAAGCAGCTAAGCAATCAGCATCAAATGCCGGAGACGGAACGACAACGGCAACCATTCTCACTCGTGGTATTCTAAACCGAGCACAGAAGTATATCGTGGCTGGTGCTTCACCAACCGAAATCAAGCGAGGAATGGATAAGGCTTGCGAGGCAATTGTAACAAACCTCAAGGAAATCGCAAGACCTGTCCAATCCAAGCAAGACATTGAGCATGTCGCAACCATCTCGGCGAACAACGACAAAGGCATCGGAACCCTTATTGCCAATGCTGTTGACTCTGCTGGAAAGGACGGCTCCGTTCTCGTTGAAGAAGCGAGGTCAATCAATACATCACTGGATCTCATTGAAGGATTCAGAATTGATCAAGGCTGGTTGTCTTCAAAGTTTATTACAAACGAGAGACAGAACACAGCCGAGTATCATGATCCTTTGATTCTTATCACAGATGAGCAGATTGACACCGTTGAGCAAATCTATCCTGCACTTGAGCTTGCAGCGAAAGATCAACGTCCTCTTCTGATTGTCGCCAATGAAGTAGAAGGCCAAGCACTCGCAGCTCTAATTGCAAATGCTGTCCGAGGAACCATGAAGGTGTGTGCTGTCAAATCGCCACGCTATGGTGAAGAACGACGCTCTATTCTAAGAGATTTGGCCGCAACTGTCGGAGGGGTATTCATTACCCGTGAAGATGGTTTGCTTCTAAAAAACGTTCAATTAAAGCAATTTGGAAGGTCAAAGTCGGCAACCATTTCCAAGTTCGCAACGACTATTGTTGGAGGACAAGGTAATGAAGAAACTATTGAGACACGAATTGAAGCAATTAAAAACGAGATTCAAGAAACGGAAGACATGGCAACGTGCGAAAGATTGCAAGAACGAATTACAAGGCTGGCTTCTGGTGTTGCTGTTATCCGTGTGGGTGCTGCGACCGAAGTCGAAATGATTGAGAAGAAACATAGAATCGATGACGCTCTTGAAGCTGTTCGCTCTGCTTTGGAAGAAGGTATTCTTCCCGGTGGTGGTGTTGGTTTGTTAAGAGCATCCGTTGGTCTTTATGTTGAGACTGATAACGAAGAGCAAGCACTTGGAGCTAAGATTATCCTCGACGCAGCCCAAGAGCCTTTGCGACAATTGTGTGTCAATTCAGGCGAATCTCAAGATCTAATTCTTGATGGTGTTGTTCATAAGTCTCGAGACGAAGGTTATAATTTTCTTACAAGAAACTATGTAAACATGCTTGACGAAGGAATCATTGATCCTTGCAAAGTAACACGCTGTGCTCTGCAAAATGCTGTGTCAGCCGCATCAACTTTATTAACAATGAACTATGCTATTGTAAGCACGAAGGACTAATTACATCATGGATAATAACATGGACACTAACGCTCACTTAATATCATTAATTCAAGAACTCAGAGGCGATCTCCAGCGAATGGCGGAGAAGCAAGATGAAATGAATCAAGATGTTAAGAAAATAAAAGAAGCGGTTTACAACCCAGACTCTGGGCTTTATGCGAGAATAAGAGATCTGGAACAATGGAAAGAAACTTATTCCAAAGTTACTTGGGGTGTCCTTACGACTGTGTTGGGTCTAGTTACTGCGACAATATATAAAATGATAATTGGGGCTTGACAAAAGCCCCAAAACATGTTATAATATAATATAAACTCTGGAGGTATTATGAGAGTTAGATTATCATATTCTGTAGAACTGGAAGATGTTCCTGATTCTGTTGCAGAATTAATTGAAGGCGAGTTATATCGCATCGATGAAGTAAAGCAAAGCATTGGAAAAGCACTCGAGGGTCTAAACCAAGATGAACCACACTTAGACCTTGTAGCCAAATCTCTTGATAAAGCGAGACAAGTTCTTGGCGCTATTGATGTACGACTAAACGAGTGCGAAAGCATTCTTGCTGGTTATGAAAGAGCAATGAACCCTCCTGAAGAGCAGCCACAACTAGCTCCTGCTCCGCAGCAAAGAGTCCCACAACCGGCTCCTGCTCAAGGTCAACCAAGGGTTCATAAATATAATCCTCCTTATACCGTTCCCGACGACGAGCCAGCCGAGGATCAACAATTCGATGGAGAAACAAATTAATGTTCTGTTATAGAGAAGGGGATCTTGTAAGCATCCCACAAGACACATGGCTTTTTAATGAAGAATCATTGCATAATAGCCTTCTTTTTCCAAAGAAGGTTGTCGAGGTACCTTCTATCGCCTGTGTCGTTTCATCTGAAAAAGATGGCAATCTATTGAAGGTTTTTATTAAAAATGAGTATTTTCTGGTCAAGTCTAAGGACGTTCACTTTGCAAACAGGATGGTCAGCCATGCTAGTTGAGTTAACAAGAGTTCAGCCAACTGATGAAACAATCAAGGTTGAAAGGATTTATGTCAATCCTTCTCACATTGTCTCAGTTGTCGAGGACAATTTAAAATATCATTCTTTAAAAGAATCTCTGGTCCAAGCAGGAGTTCACAATCAAATGTCCATTTCAGAAGTCAAAGTCTTTAATGGATCTTCTGTAGAAACAATGCTTGTTCTTGGGTCTCCTCAAGCAATAAAGAGCAAACTAAATCAAGAAAAAAGAATTTTAAGAGGTTAAAATGTATTATTATAAAGTTATAGGATATGGCTCATGTCCTTGGTGCCAACGGGCTAACTCTCTTCTTTTACAAGAGAAGTTACCTTTTGTTGCAACATGGATTGAAAATTCTTGGGTGCTTGTTCATCATTATAAAACTAATTATGGTATGGATACAGTACCAGTTGTTTTGAAAGTTAATTTTGAAACGGGAGAGGAACATGTCATCGGAGGATTCACAGATCTCAAAGAATACATTGACAAAGGGCTACATGAAGAAAGCGATAAGGAAGCTGACTAAGTACGCTTATAACGAACTTTATGTCCTTGTCGAGTTCGTTGAAGAAAGCCAAGAGTGCTCTTTTGGTTCGGATTATCAAGATGATTATGATCCTGAGTTGGTCGGAGATATTGAGATAGGAGATGACTTGAAAATAGAAGAGAAATATTATTCCTTAATACACGAAATAGGCCACGCTATTCTTCATTATCAAGACAGAGAACCAGAAAGCATAATCCTTCTTGAGACAGCATGCTGGGTTGAAGGCTTGATGAAAGCCAAAGAACTCGGCTTAAAAATAGACGAGGAAGAGTTTGAGAAACAAATGTTTCATGCATTAGATTTGTACAGAGAGGTGAGAGATGATAGTTGATAAGCCATGGGGTCATGAGCATATTTGGGCAAAGACCGACAAATATGTTGGCAAGTTGCTTTATATAAAAGAAGGGCAAAGATTGTCTCTTCAATATCATAGAAAGAAAGAGGAGACGATTTATGTTTTGGAAGGTAAACTGGAATTGGTTTTGGAAGAAGGATCACGAAGAGATAAACAATCTATACTTCTTGAGCCCGGAGACACGTTTCATATTTCACCTTTAACTGTTCATCGTTTTGCCGCCACACAAGGTACCGATGTTAAGTTAATGGAGGTATCAACGACAGAGTTAGACGATGTTGTGAGAATCGAAGACGACTATTCAAGATCATAACAACTAATTACTGCATGGGGGGATCGTCATGCGGTACATCAAACATTTATTATTAGGGATCATTGCTCTTTCTTTAATGGGCATTGGTCCCTTTTTCGGTTCAATAGACCATATTGACAAGGCTAGATCATCTTACATGATTAATTGCTTTGCCAATGATAAATTAATCGGAGCAGGCTCTGGGAATCATTTTACTTATCGAGGGCAGAAGTTTGTTCTTACTGCTTATCATGTAATCCAAGAGTGTGACAAAATCCTTGTTATTGAAAACAACGATCAAGTTTTTAAATTAAATGCGGTTGTTGTTGATGAACTATTAGACTGGGCTGTCTTAAAACCAGAGCAAGATCTTGTCTTGAGACCAGTTAAATTTAAAAGAACTTATCCTAGATTAGGAGAAGCAATCGATATGGTATCTTGGCCTTCCGATTACGGAATGGTTTACACAAAAGGTATTGTTTCCGGCCAACAGTACTTGAGCTATTATGTTCAAACATTCTGTTGGCTTGGATCATCCGGAGCTTCTGTGTTTACAGATGACGGAAAGTTTGTCGGAGTGCTTCATGGAATTAAGGTTGGATATTATTCAAGTTTAGGCGATGGCCAACTTTTAAATAATATGTGCTTGGTTCGCCCGCTTGCTAGCATTACCGATAAAGATTTATATGAGGCACTGCGAGACTATGACGGAGGTGAAGCAAGGCACATTACTTACTGACCAAGGGAAGGTAGGTATTGTGATCAAGATTTACAAAATAGGAGCAACCTCCGAAGAATACTCTGGTGAACAAAAGATTCATTGGGAAGAATCTTATCACATTTATTATTCAGACGGCAACCACGCTTATATTAATAAATCAGCTTTTGATATTTTAGTTATAACAGGAGACATTAAAATTTTATGACCTCCTACTACCCTACTACTACCCCCCTACCCCCCTCCTTTCTCTTTTGTCGTGAGGCGCGGTCATGTATCTGATACCTTTTAACGATTACGAGGTCAAGATCATGGACAAGTATCTGTGGTTGGACTATTGTATCGAGCGCACATGGAACGAGTATTACAGATGTTATTATGGCAAGGTTGAATTAACCGAGGAAGAAGACGAAAGAATAATTAAAATGATGGAATTAATCTATGATTTCGAACAAAAGATAATTGATGTTCTTGATTCTAGTTATATAGATTTCTTCATGATAGATCAATATAAGGAGCAATGCGGTGTTCGAGATTGGCCAACTCGTGTATGTTAAGTCTGTGAGCGACCGTGTGTATTTAGGTATGGTTATGAAGAACATATTATACCTGAACAACTTCGAGGAAGCGTTCTACGAGATCTATCTTATCGGTAGCGGAGACAGAGTTTCTGTCCCTGCCGCTTTTATTGTTCCTGTCCCAAAAGATGAGGTTGCTGGTCTGAAGGCAGCCGATCCCAAAATCCCGTACTGGCCGGACACAGATTGAAATTCATCGAAAATGCAGTTTCAAACTGGCATATCGACAATTTTGAGTAAGTAATGTTCGAGAACTTTACATAATTAAATAGTTTCGAGTTTGCTGAAAATTCATCCATTTTGGGCTTTGAACCTTTATTTTGGCCGATTTCAAGTAATTTAGTATTCATTACTTTACATAATTAAGAAGGCTTTCGGTCTTTAGATACATTTCGCCATTATGTAAGTTAAACCTTACATTTTGATGATTTTAAGTAAATAAGATCCGAGAACTTTACATAATTAAAGAGATTTCGGCTCAATACAAACTATAACTTGCCGGACATAATTTGTCCACCTTTTTTGATAACTTTTTTTTCATTATTTATGTAATAAATAATGCCATTTAACCTTGACAAAATATACATAACATGATACAATATAGATGTAACACATACGGTTCTATTTATTATTGGAGGAAAACATTATGTTACCATTAAATGTAGGTATATTCGGAGAATATGAAAAGCGTTTTGAACAACGCAAAAAGAATATGGCGGCTTATGCTGCTTTGTGCCAATTCGTCGAGAGCATGGGAGATTATCCCGACACTGACGATCCCGCTGTACAGGCTTTAATTGATAAATTGTGGGATGAAATGATCGAGCAACTCGAAAAAGTTCGTGATGTTTCAGAGCAATGAGAGCCATGATGCCTCATGAAAGATACCAAGATGTTGACATTGGTGATCTCATTATATTATCAAAAGATAAATATGCAGCCAAGCGATACTTCGGAGAAGTGCAGATTGTAACTTGGGTTCCGCACAATTGGGCCGGAAGGACAAGGATAGTACATTTCGATCAGAACGATTGGATCGAGGTTCACTCTATCAAGCGGAACCAAAAATGGCATGTTCGTCTCGGAGAGTTCGAGGTCTTAAAGAAATATAAAAAAAACATCTTGACAAATAATATAGAATAGGATACATTATTTATATCAGCGATGATGCTGACCAATCATTGGAGATATGATGCCTAAAATGAGAACATGCCGAGAATGTGGCGACGAGTTTGATAGTAACTCACGATGGAAACGAGAGGTCAAAGGATACATAAATGTATGTCCTTTCTGTACTGAAGAAATGGGAGGCGATCCGGCTCCCGAAATACGAGGTTTTGTAACTGGCTCCGGCAAGATGCAAGACATATCGTTTGTCCGCTTTGAAAGCAAAGCCGATGCCGACAATTATAAAAAGGCTTGGTATGCTGCATCAGGCGGTGGCAATGCTATCCGTAATGGTCACAAACTTAATAAGATTAAGTATGAACATGCCGGACATAACGGTGGGAACCCGAACCACAAAGGAAAGTCATAATGGCGTATAAAAAGAACTGGCGATCCTCCAAATGCACTTTGGAGGAGGCCGCATCAATGCTGCGATTAGTGGCACAAGATTACACAGACCAAAGGTTTACTGTCCGCATCATCACTGATGATGGAGGTAGACACTTGGCTGTCTATGCTGAATACGGTGAACACGGTGAAGAACCGTATCACAGCGAAATAGATCCACATTTCATGGACTGGCGAACCGTATGGTTTCAAGTTCCTCGTGGATATATCGAAGGAATAATGGAGGTAAAGGATGCCGGAGGCGACTGAACTTGTCGGTAGGCTCGTTAGAATTGCCGGTAAAATCGGCATTATTGCGGGCTGCAATTATTCAGAGGCCGACGATGTGTGGTCTGTCAATGTCCGCTTGACTGACGGAGAGGAATTTATATCGTTCCCAACAATAATATATCGTTTTTTAATATAAAAAATGATTTTTTTTCTTGACAAAAGAAACAAAACAAGATACACTATATTTGTCACAAGGAGGTAATGATGACAAAACGAACTCTTAATGAGCATTTAACACAACTTGATCAAAACTCACAAGCCACTCAAGAGCAGATTGACCACTTGGCAACACGCTTCAAAGGCATCTTTAACAAACTCGGATACAAAAAGTCTGCCAAAGATATAGATACATTGCGAGAATATGTAGATATGATCTTTGAATGTCAAGATTATCGCTGCACTCATTGGCTACAAGTAGCAGAAGGCGAATTGAATGGTGTTTGGAACCGCCCATCCAAAGGATATATGGGTTGGAGAACCACCCAAGTATGGTACGAAATAGACCATGTTCATCCACGAAATGCCGGAGGAACCGACAGTTTGACCAACTTTCAGTTTCTATCGGCCAATGCCAACCAATTTGTCAAGTGCTCTCTGACATATGAGGATCTTTTAAAGCGTGTAGATTTATCTGATGCTCTCAAAGACAGAATAAGAAATGTCCTTGAACGCAGAAAGAAACTATTCCAATCAGAAAGATGGACAAATTTTGTCAATAATCTTTCTTGACAAATCTTTTCAATCGGTTATATTATTATCACACAAAGCATTGGAGGAATAATGCGAACAACATACAGACAAATCTTATCTGCCGCTCATGGCGTTCTTGACAAAATTTCAAGCCACTACCGTACTGGTAGGTGGGTGGGTACTTTCGATGATTTTGTCACTTATGACAACTCACAGACGCTCACGGTCAAGATGGTAAAAGAACTGCTTTCCTGTATTGAACAAGGAGAGGTGGATCTTCCTATCTCTTTGGTCGGAGGAGACACTATTTATGTTGACACCGATGTATACGGTTGGTTGGGAGATAAACTATGAGAATAAAAACTAGAAATTGGCACGCTGTGAACGCTCACCAACGCAAAGGTGGTGCTCATACACATAAGCGTAAGCACCAGTCTAAAAACGCTTGTCGCAAGTCTAAATCACAGAAATGGTCTGATGATTAGTCTTGACGATATAACATACGATAACATATACATAGGTGCGGAGGTTCGTGATTTAACGACCATCCCTCCTATTCTTGGTTTTATTGTAGATATAGAAGAATACGGCTGGGCCAATGATTTCAAGGGCAACTGTGTTGCTTTTTCTTATTTCATTACGGTAAAAAACTGTGATGGGAACTATTACGAATTCGATATGGCTGAGGCCACCACCCTTAAACTTGTCGTGAGGACAAAAAAATGATTGTTATGCCCCCCGAATACTACGAAATGGTCTATCGTGCTATAATTTTAAGCATCGCCTTTGGTCTTGGTGTAATGTACTTGATGATATATTTCGACTTTGAAACTTGGTTTTCAAAAAAGTTTAAAAAAAAGTTTGACAAATCAGAATAAACAAGATACATTACTAACATCAGCAATTCCGCTGTTCTAAACTATGGAGGCCACGATGGCCAAACGACAATGCGATTACTGCAAAGGTGATCATACTGAAACAAAATGCCCTCACCTTGAGGGTTGGATGACGCATTTCATCAACATTATCAACCTGAACCGTACCAATCAGTATCCTAGTCTTTCTTTTGATTTGGCGACTGCTTTCGATCTATATCCGCTCGGCACATTGTGGGATAGATTTAACTCGTCTGCGACACAATCCGATTATCTCGGCAAAACACATTGGTTATGGTGGAGCATGGTGAGATCTTACAAAAAGCGGCTAAACTATAAGAAAGCCGGAGAGAAACGCAGAGGCCAAAAGCGAACTAGATCCGTTCGTTGCGGTTACTGCGGCTCCACAGGCCACACTCGTCGTACTTGTTCCGATTACAAGAGCCATGTTGTAACTTTGAAATCTGATACTACCCTCCGTAGGGCTATGTTCGTTGATGCTTGTCGTGAGATAGGTCTAGGCAAGGGCACTTTGTTGAAATTCACTCTCGGCAAAGAAGGGCGAGAGTACAGAGATAACGGTTGGCTCAAGGATACCGAAGATGAATTTTTGGCTATGGTTATGGAAATACCGGTAGCAAACATCAATGCTTTCACGAATTCTAACCGTTGGTCGGACTTTTACGAGAGTGCTCATATTATTTGCAAGCCTCTTGCATCAACCAATAACAGAGGTACGGTCAGTTTATTTGCCAACAACTCTGTCTTTAACGGTGCTTTCGCTAAAATCACAGAGCAAAACCACACCCCACATTACAATAGTCTGTGGGAGGTTGAGATCGTGTCAGCCTCGAAGGATCAATCTTGGAATGAGGCCAATGCCGATGAATACTTGGACATCCTTAAGAAAAGAGAGAAGTCTATCGTTCGTTCCTATGTGGAGGCTGCAAGTCAATGGCTAGAACAAAACCGCTAGTAATAGGCGACCTTGTGTCGTTCCAATCCACCGTTCTATCAGAACAAAATGTTTATCAAAAGAACTATTCCGATGAACGCAAGATCGGTATGGTTGTGGACACAATGGGTAAAGATATGGTCAAGGTTCAATGGGTCAGCAAGGCTGTCGAGCCTTGTTGGTATCAGCGAAAAGCCTTGAGGAAACTGGATACTCAAAAAAGTTTAAATTTTTGCTTGACATATTTCATAAAACAGGATACATTATTTACATCAACAGCAATGGAGGCCATATGAAACAAGGCGATCTAGTAAAACTCAAGGGCAATGATACCCTATACATTATAAACCATTTAACAAAACTCGGCCAAACCGATGTTGCAGCAATCACGCCAGTCGAAACAATGGACTGGTCGATGACTTGTGTATACCCCTTATCAAGACTGGAGAAATGTAATGAAAACGGGTGATTTAGTGCGATGTATTTACAAATACGGAGGGCATGATAACTGCCGTCTGTATGGAAAGATAGGACTTGTCGTTGCCTCCTACACTATGGGGCCGTATGTCGATGTTTTGATAAACAACGAGATACATATGATGCCTTGTCGGAGACTGGAAAAGATATGCAAGTAGGCGATTTAGTAAGACACAACGGCTCCGGCCCTGTCGGATGGAAGATGCAAGGTGCTATTGGTCTCATAACCAAACACGAAGCGTGGACTAACGGTGGGGAGCATATCACTGCGGAATGGCGTATTTTGTGGGTTTCCAAGTGGGTGACCGACTGGTACAAAGAGGTTCTATGGTACGACACAGAATTGGAGGTGATAAGTGAAAGTCGGTGACTTGGTAAGAACAAAGCAGCAATCTTGGATGCACGATGACTACGACGATAGCGACTTTGGCTTTGTTGTAAACATAGGTCTAATCTACAAGATTGACGAGACAGGTGTTTGGGTTCGCCACAATGGCGGCCTCCCCTGTAACGAAGGCATACGATTATTCTATCATTTCGAGATAGACAGAGATTTGGAGGTGGTTTATGCGACGACCTAAGATAGGTGACTTGGTGACTTGTAAACTTTGGCTTGAGCCAGAAATGGCTGTGGTGGTCTCGTTCCTAACGGATCATTTGGCCACAATTATGATGACCGATGGTAGTGCTCGCAATCAGTTTTTATGGGAATTGGTGGTGCTCAATGAAGGTCGGTGATTTGGTAAGACATACAGAACTCGGTTGGCTCGGTATCGTAACGGCCAAGACACTCGTTCACAACGGACATGTTTGGTATCGTATCTATGCCAATGGTATTTCTATCGAGTATACATCGAGCAAATGGGAGGTCGTCAAATGAAAACAATAATACATGTAAATCAGCACATTATCAAAAAGAATAGGAAGGAACAGGATAATCAGCCCGTCCTTACCTGTAAGACATACAAGTCCAATAATTACGGCCATGAGGCGATTATTCGGGACAAAGAGGGCAATGAGGTAGCAAGGGTCATCTATCGTCCGGACAAACCACTATCCTGTGGGGCACATGTTTGGATAGAAACTACCCTACCGGTCGAGGTCATAAATAAAAATAAAAAAAATACTTGACAAACTGCTACCCCCGTGATACATTACTAACATCAACAACGAACACAGGAGGCCACAATGGCCCTTAAGGTATATGTAACTTATATGCAAGACTGGTCTAATGGCGAGGCAGAGCCACTCTCAACCCATGTAACAGAGCAAGGTGCAAAAAAGCGACTAATTGACTATCTCACCTCTCACATGAGAGAATTGATACGATGGTCTGATCTTTCTGATCTCGACGATTGGCTTGCCGAAACTCTTGATAGTTTCGGTGCATCGTGGAATGGATATGATCATACAGTCACAGACCTAGCGGAGGCCGATATAGATAAACTTTGGAATACTTTGTATGAATACAATGATGAAATTGCCGATACTTACGGCTCGGCTTGGTACAATTATTCAACACACGAACTGGAGGGATGATGAAGGTCGGTGATTTGGTGCGAGTGACCTTCTCCGATGGAGAGGTGGTCATTGGCGAATTCTATAAAAATGAGCGAGGGTTCATCGTAATACTCTCGCACGGCATAGAGGTTCCTTTCAGAGAAGGCACAGCAACGGTCGAGGTCATAAATAAAAATGAAAAAAATACTTGACAAATTACTACTACCGTGATACATTACTAACATCAACGAACAATACGAGGTTCAAATGCAAATAGGCGATTTAGTAAAACACAAACTTAACGAAGATCTCAACGGAAAGATTGGATTGGTAACCGCTATTCACAAAGGTATGACCTACGGTCGGCAACCATATCACATTGTCAATGTTCTATTCGGCAAGCACACATACCAAGTTAGAGCCGAACTCTTGGAGGTATTATGCAAATAAAAGTCGGAGATCTTGTGAGACACAGGTATTTCACCAAGTATGGCGTTGGCCTAGTGTTAGATGTCGGCACAATCTATGCTGGCATAAAATGGATTAAAGCCGAACACGGCTATAGATCCCAAAGGGTCGAGAACCTAGCGAGGGTCAAATGAATAATGATACTTGGGAGAGAGATCCCGGCCTAGACTTGATTGTAGGCGACTTGGTTGCCATTCGCAAGCACCACACTTATGGTGGAACCATCGGTGTTATCACAAAGGTTGTCGTTCCTCGCAAGCAGTTTTGGGTACACTGGCTATCTAACGAGCGGTTATCGACATTATGCACTTATCGGCTCATCGAGCCAGTCAAGGAGGACAAATGCAAATAGGCGATTTAGTACGATGTGGACACCACAAAGGCATTATTATTCGGGAAGGCATGGAGGAATTCACAGGGAGAGGCCCCGTATGGTTTCACATCCTGTGGTTCGACGGTCAACATGGATGGAAACATAAAATGCTATTGGAGAAGGTCGATGAAAACGGGTGATTTAGTTAGACGAAGGAACAATGGGGATCTTGCGATTGTTATTGAGACCGAGTGGATTGAAGGAGCATATGGGCGAAATTGGCCCGAAAAGGTCAATGTGCTTACAATGCGGGGATACAAGCAATACTGGTTCCCTGTTGAGTGTGAGGTGATAAGTGAAAGTCGGTGATCTTGTCATGGCATCGTGGTACGAATGTGATGATGTAAAGTATGGTGTCATAACCGACATTCGTGCCGATGGGTACTTGGCTCGTATTCACTGGATGGATGGAACAATCGGCCTCCTCGATGATAGTTGGTTCAAAGTAATCAGCAATGATCGAGACAATAAAAAAACTTAAACTTTTTTCTTGACAAATGAAACCTAACAGGATACATTACTTATATCAGACGAACTGATACTACCCCCCTACCGCCAACCAAAGGAGATTGACATGGCGTTTTTAAAACCAAACTTACTGATTTTTATTCAAAACAATGGCAAGCCTATCACGGCTATCGTACAGAAGGTCGCTTTCCGCAGATACTGGGGAAAGGGAAAGAACGACGATGGAAAGAAGGTTCGCAAGCAACGCTCGATGCCTTATGCTATATGTAGCGTCATTATGTCACAAGACGAGCAAGTAAAGATGGGAGCACAATTCACAATTGCTGGCTATATGCTCCAAAATGTCGAGGTCAAGGGCAAAACCTCCCTCGCTTTCCGCAGCAAGTATGTAGCCGAGTTTGCCGATAAAATGGGGAACGAATGGGTTCAGAGGATGATCAACGAGGAATTTAATCATGATACCGAGCAGTGATTATGTCCCACAGATAGGGGATCTAGTCCAGTACACCGGTGTCTCCAATGATTATGCCGGACAAATCGGTGTTATTACGGGCAGAACCGTGATAGCAACAGGGTATTTAAAGAACCACAAAAAACGATGGTTATACCATATCCAGTTTCCAAGCGGCCTGTGGAACCTAAAGCCCCATCATTTCAAGGTCATTAAAAAATATGAAAAAAATACTTGACAAATCATAGGTAACAGGATACATTACTAACATCAACGACAAACACGAGGTTTTGATGAAACGAATAGGAACTTTGGTAAGATTTAGGAACCATAAAAACCCTGATAGAGAGGGGATGCTCGGCATCGTATTGACCTACAGCGAACTCGAAGGATACAGGGTTTGGTGGCAGCATGGTTCGTCTAGTGGCGGTTGGCGTGAACACAACTTCCATCAGGCCAAACTCAAGCCCAACAGAGTATGGTTGGAGGTTCTCAATGAAAGTCGGTGATCTTGTCCTAGAGGCAGTCGAAAAGCGAGCACGAGATGTAAGACCCCCTCTTATGGGGGTTATCCTTGCTGTTAGCAAATCGGGCTACCATTATCATATACAATGGACAAACGGCAAAGAGGCTTATCTTGGTCGCTCAATGGTTATTCCATTAAGGAAAGATCGAGACAATAAAAATAAATAAAAAAAATACTTGACAAACTACTACCCCCGTGATACATTACCTACATCATCGAACAACAGGAGATAAGATGAAACGAATAGGAACTATAGTAAAATGGTCTGAGGACTTTCATTTCGGACAGAATAATGCCGGTATGCTCGGTATTGTTGTATCTTATACTGACGACGACGGCTACAAGATTTGGTGGGCCAATGGTTCATCAAGCGATGATTGGAGCGAGTGGGATTTTGCAAGCCCCGATGGAGCACTGGTGGTGGTAAATGAAAGTCGGTGATTTAATCAAGGTCAAATACCCAAACCCTACATCAAAAGACCCTCACATCGGGGTTATTGTTGAGTTTGTGCAATGGGGCGTGGTTAAGTCCAAGTTTGCTAGGGTGTGTTTAATCAATGGTCATCGAGCCACTTATCGTCTCGATAATTTGGAGGTAGTAAAATGAAAGTAGGTGATTTAGTAAAGCACAACGGTCTAGACGGTTGGTACAATATGGAAGGAAAGATCGGTGTTCTCAAAGAACTACTCAAGATGCCCGACCCCCGCTGTGGTCGATGGATTGTCCACTGGTGCGATCCGAATACACCACGATACTATCAATGGGAGGCATACTTTCCCGAACACTTGGAGGCATTATGAAAATAGGCGATTTAGTAACCCTGTCCGCAACAGGTAAAAAGCAACATCAGAACGCTTTAGCAAGGTGCGCTGCCTTTGGCATCATCGTAAAGGTCGAGGATCGTGGCACATGCCGCCCTTGTTTCGATCCCACGAGCACGGAAAACTGCGTCAGGCCCATGCTTATTGTGGATTGGTGGTATTCATCCAAAAACTGGAGGGGCAAAAAGATCCGTCAGCAGCACCATTGGCGATACGAGATCAAAAAACTCAAGGCACAATCGAAACAATAAACTTTTTTCACTTTTTTTATTGACAAATGAAATATAACAAGATACATTACTAACATCAACCACAAACACTGGAGGCTCCAATGAGAGCATTTACCAATGGCGGCTCAAGCCGTCGATCATCATCATCCTGTTCCTATTGCGGTGAAAGCGAACACCGTATCAACGAGTGTCCTTATGCCGAGAAGGACTGGGCCTCTTTGCAAGGCGGCATTATCCCGCTCAACTCGGCCACACCTCGTGTTTGGTACAAAAACCCAAAGTATTGGTCGGACTGGTACACCAAAGCAGAGACCGCAGTAGCAAGTATCGAGGCTGCTAGACAACGAGCCACACAAAAACGCAAAGGTTCTACTACCCCCCGTACCTGTGGGTTCTGTGGGTCAGCAGACCATACCCGTCGCAACTGTGCCCAAATGGCTGCATTTGTAGCAAAGTGCGAGAAGGCCAATGAGAACTGGCGACGAGAGGCTTATAAATGGCTTGTCGACAATGGCCTTTACATCGGCTCTGCTATTCAAATCCAAGAGAAATCTTGGAGGGGCGATGGTGAAAAGCACATTGCTCTGATTACATCAATAAACCTTGATGATATAAATGTTATGACTGCCTTCAATACAAGGTGGCACTCTGATACAGCCACAAACTATATCCAGCCTATCGAGATCAATGCTACCTTCAACGGTCAAACGAAAACAATCAACATCGGTGACTTGGTAAAGTCCGATAGTCCCGTGTCGGAGCGAGCGGCATCGTCATACCATTTGTATTCCTATGTCCGCAAACTGACCTCCAATGCGACACCACCAAGCGACGATTGGATCACATCCTACAAGGCTGCGTGGACTTGGTTAGCCAAGCGAAAGTCGTACGAGTGGCTCAAAGACAACAAGATTGTCGAGCATATTGAGACTTGGGCCGCAAAGGCCCAGTAATGGTCGAGGTCATAAAAAAGTTTATTTTTTTTGTTGACAAATTGCTACTACCATGATACATTACTAACATCAACGACAACCACGAGGTTCAAATGAAAACAACAAACATTTCAGTCAGTCTAAACACCCCCGATGGAAGGAAACAATACACAGGTCGAGGCATTGTCGCTTATCCCTTTGTTATTCATCGCCCAATTATGAGTGTTAGGGAAATGTCAGCGGGCAATGCCTACTGGTGCGTTTCCCACATTGCCAGTGGTCGCAAGGCCTTCAATGCAGCGACAATCAAAGATGCAAAGCGGATGGTTAGTATTCTAGGACAGTTTGATCTATTCAAGATGCCCGAATGTGACAGGTTCTATGAACTTTGCAAAGCACAAGGGCGAAAGGTTCAGAACACCCTTGAGAACGAGGGTTGGTCACCGTCAACAATGAGGTTTACAAATGTTTAAGGTTGGTGATTTAGTGAAAATCCGCATTAGAAGGGGCAAATCCGATAGGTTTCAGGGTATCATCCTGAAAACATGGACGGCTTATCGCTATCCCTGTCGAACACCCTACATCAATGCGATGGTCTATTGTTTCGATGGAACCGAGATCGAGGTTCCCACATGGTCTATGGAGGCTCTCAGTGAAAACTAAATATAACATTGGCGATCTCGTCTGGGTTTTTTATCAACAGTGGCCCAAAGAGCGAGAGATGGCCGTCATCATTGGCCAAAGAATAGGAACAAACTCACAACAGTCCGAGTATCAGGTGAATTTTATCCACAATTCGGGCAGTATGGCATGGTTCCCTAAAGGTTGCATAGAGAAGATGAAGGCACAGCCGAAAGAATAAACTTTTTTCACTTTTTTTCTTGACAAACTGCTACTACCATGATACATTATCTACATCAACGACGAATACAGGAGAACTTATGAAGATCGGTGATCTAGTCCTAGACATGTACGATAACATCGGGATTGTAACGAAAGTACACGGTGGCTATTTAGTGTATGTCGATATAGTTTTAAAACCAAAGTTTAAAAACCAATCAACACAATACCGTTTTTCCGGTTGGCACGATATCGTCAACATAAGGAGGCTCATATGAAAACAGGCGATTTAGTCAAGATAATGACCTGTGGATCAGGCAATGAAGGCAAAGTAGCCCTTGTCCTGAACCAATACTTTTCACCCGATTGTTTCAAGATACAGATAGTCGGTACAAACGAGGTTCGTCCTTATCACATCACGAGGTTAATGAAGATATGCAAGTAGGAGACACAGTCAGGCTCATTGCTCTAGGGGCAAGAACCCCTCGCATCGGGATTGTTCTCAAGCGTTGGGTCTCTGTTGGCCGTGAATACGCAAGAGTAGCCACAACCGATGGTATAATAAATGTCTATACTGCCCGTCGCTTGGAGGTTATATGCAAGTCGGAGACTTGATCAAAGTAAAGAAAGGCTGCTTTATGCAAGGCAAGATGGGCCTTATCATAAAACTAGGCCAAGACGCCAATGGCGATCCCCGATACTGGGTACAATTGATAGGCCCCGTCCCAAAGGCCATAGAAGGAAAGCCCATCATGTTTAGGGCCGACCGGTTTACCCTTATCAGCAAAGCAACCAAGCAATGATCGAGGTCATAAAAAAAGTTTATTTTTTTTCTTGACAAATAGATAGTAACAGGATACATTATCTACATCAACGGCAATTACGCCACTCTCACTACGAGGTTTACACAATGTCAACATTTGATCTTGACCGCTACACTTTCAAGTTGCTGCAAGGCGAACCCTTCTTTGCTGCACTATCCCGTCGTATTCAAAAGCGACCTTCTACCGCCATACCCACTGCCGGTGTCCGTCTCAACCCAGATACCGCACAGTTCGAGATGCTGTACAATCCCGCTTTCTTCGAGAACATGACCGAGAAACAACGGCTCGGTGTCCTTAAACACGAGTTCTATCATATTATCTTCGAGCATGTCACTGGTCGTCTCCCTCCCGATGGAATGAGCCGTATGTGGAATGTCGCCACAGACTTGGCTATCAACTCTCACTTGATGGGAGAACTGCCTCAAGGCGGCTGTTTCCCTACAATCGAGCCTTTCCAAGAGTACCCTCTTGGCCTGTCTGCCGAACGCTATTTCAGCATGCTGCAAAACGATGAGCAGTTTCAGCCTCAAGATGGCGATGGAGACGGTGACGGTGAGGGTCAAGGCTCTGGCGGTGGCGATCCTTCCGACGGCAATGGCTCCTCCTCCGGTGGTGGTGGGGGCCTACCCGATACTCTCGATGACCATGACGGCTGGGGCGAGGCCTCTGAAGAAGTCCGAGACATGGCCAAAGAGCGTCTCAAGCAAGCCGTCGAGAAGGCTGCTCAAGAGGCCGCCAGTGGTCGTGGTTGGGGCACAGTCTCAGCTGAAATGCGAAAGCGTATCATGGATATGATCAAGCCAAAGGTAAACTGGCGATCAGTCCTACGCTATTTCATCAAGACCTCTCAAAGAGCCGACAAACGCTCAACCGTCAAGCGATACAATAAAAAGTATCGAGAACAACGCTATGCCGGAAAGAAGGTCACCCGTCATGCCAAGATTGCCGTCGCTATCGACCAATCCGGCTCTGTCGGTGACGAGATGCTCGCTGCCTTCTTTGCCGAACTCAACGGACTTGCCAAGTATGCCGAGTTCACCGTTGTTCCCTTCGATACTGCTGTCGACGATAGCAAGGTCTATGTCTGGAAGAAAGGACAGCGTGTCGGTGTCGAGCGAGTACTGACCGGTGGTACGGACTTTGACGCTCCGACCCGATGGTGCAACGACCGCCGGTTTGACGGGCTTATCATCCTGACTGACATGGAGGCCCCCAAGCCGATCCCGTCACGGTCGCAACGAATGTGGATGACCACACCGGACTGCAAGGAACGGTCGTACTTTCAGACAACCGAACGGGTTATTGCCATTGAATAAATGGCAACTTTCCCGTGTGGGTCGAGGCCAAAAAAAAGTTTATTTTTTTTCTTGACAAATTGCAACTACCATGATACATTACTAACATCAACGAAACAACCACAAACAACGGAGACGCTTTGAAGATACAACGACCGCCTTACTAGGCACAATCGAAACAACAAACTTTTTTTACTTTTTTTCTTGACAACTTATTCAAAACTAGTTACATTATAAACACAACAACACAATCCACTTTGGAGCAAACACTATGTCTATTGATTTCAAAACCTTCCTTTCAGTCGTAACCCACATTACCGATGCTCGCTACCCTGTTCTTATCAGAGGCCGTCACGGTATCGGTAAATCCACAGTCGTCTATCAGTATGCCAAAAACAATGGCCTTCCTGTCGTGGAGCGTCGTGCCTCACAGATGACCGAAGGTGACTTGCTTGGTCTGCCCGACCTCGATGAAACCTCTATCAAAGGTCAGAAGATCACCAAGTTCTGTGCCCCCGACTGGCTTGCTCAAGCCTGTAATGAGGCTGTTGTCCTATTCCTCGATGAGGTTGACCGTGCAACAATGGAGGTTCGTCAAGGTATCTTTGAACTTTGCGATAGCCGCAAGATTGCGGGCCATACCTTGCACCCTGACACCCTTATCTTTGCTGCCGTCAATGGCGGTCAGCACGGTGCTCAATACCAAGTGGGTGAAATGGATCCCGCAGAACTCGACCGTTACACCGTGTTCGATGTTGAGCCTACCGTTGAGGACTGGCTTGCTTGGGCCGGAGACCGTGTCGTCAAGCCTATCTTTGACTTCATCAACAGCAACCATCAGCATCTTGAGCATAGCGATGATTACGAGCCTAACAAGGTTTATCCTTCTCGTCGCTCTTGGGAGCGTCTGTCTCAAACCCTTGCCACAGCCGGTGTCAAGTACGAACAGTCCCCTGTTATCTATCACTTGGCTCAAGGTTTCGTCGGCATGGAGGCCGCTATCGCCTTCAACGATTACCTCCGAGAGTACAAAAACGAACTCACAGTCGAGCAACTTATCAACGAGGGCCGTGCTGACGATACCAACGCTTGGGTTATCAATGAGCATACTGCAATGGTCGAGAAGATCAAGCAGTCAAAGATCCTCAATGCCGAACTGGACGGCAACCAGTTGCAAAACCTTGCTAACTACTTTGTCCGTATCCCTTCAGAGGTCGGTATGCTCCTGTGGACGGTGATGGGTGAGGGTGAACAAGCCCAAAACAACATCGTCAACTTTCATGACATCAAGGCTCAAGATGCCGATGGTAACACGATTTCTGTACAAGAGCACATTGTCTCAGTCTTGACCGCAGGTTCAAACTAGCCTGTAATCATCGGGTGAGTAGGGCCTCTACCCTACCACCCCCCTATAGGGGGTGTCCATGAGGATACTATTTAACATCGCTATGGTGGGCGTTATCTACGCTTGCTTTATTACACAATCGCTAAGGAGGCGACATGAACAAGATCAAAATCGAACTACAACTAGACAATCAAGGGCTGGCCGACCTTCTTCAGTCAATGCTGATAAAAGGGCTACAACCACAGGCTCAAATGGTAGCACTGGCCGCACTCGAACAAGAGAAGGTGGCGGCTGCTATCGACAAGGCCGATGAACCGAGAACAATTGGATTTAAAACAGGAGAATAGAATATGCGAAAACCCAATAACAACCATAACAATCACCCGAACCGTCAGTATCTTACAGACCGTCAGTTCCGAAAGGCCCTTCAAACCTATGACACAAGAGGCCGTTGGATCACTAACGACCAGTGGAAGGTGGTTTTAAGGGAGGTATGGAAACGAGGTGGCCAAACCTATGGCACGGTCGTTGAGAAAGCCGATAACGGCTACCATGTCGATCTGCTCGGTGAAAGAGCCTTCATGTATTCATCGGAGGCTCACCCCGATACCGATCAACACTTGGGCGAAACACTTGTGTTTGAAATAAAGCACATGGAAACTACACAATCGAGAAATCGTATCGAGACTAACATCATTGTCACAAATAAGATTTACCAATAATGTAGTTTCAACCTCCACAATTGGAGGTTTTGAGTAAGAAAGGGACAGGGACTTTACATAATTAAGACAGCCTCAGAGTAGCGGCATCTTGATTTGTCCCTGTCCCACAGGGCAATGTAAAAAAAGTTTGTTTTTTTATTTGACAAATCATTGGTAACGGGATACATTATCTATATCAACGGAGGAAACAACATGATTACAGTAACACTCAGTAACCTACTTGCTTATTACGGTCTAGGCCTTGTCGCTTGGATGGTCATTTGCGAGATCATCCCTTTCGCTTGGCATGTTCGGGCTTTCTGCATTGCCCTTGCCTATTGCGGCCTTCCCTTCTTACTTTGCTCATTCGCATAATCGAGGTTCTATCTATGTTTATTCAACTTGGCTTTGCTGCCCTATTCACCGTGCTCTCATGGGCTATCGTATTTTACACACTGAAGATTGCCGGTGTATTCTTGGCCGTTACACTTGGTTCGTCTCCAAACGAAATAGACAAATTCGAACAAGCCTGTAATGATCGAGACAATAAAAATAAATAAAAAAAATACTTGACAAATAAACCTTACCGTGATACATTATCTATATCACAGGGAGATAGCATGAATGATTACGATCACCACTACAATATGATGATTAACTTTGCAGACCGTATCTTAAAAAGCATGGTCGTTACTAACAAGCCCACACCTTTGCACGGTCAAGTCGCTGCCGATATACTTGCAGACCGTGAAAACGCAACCCAGTTTATCTCAAACCCCCAACCTAACGGTTGGGTTATCCACACTACAATCCGCTAGGAGACAGCATGTTTATTGAAATGCTAGCATTTGCCTTGCTTACAGGCTCATTTGGAACCCTCACCGCTTTGGCCGCCTTATCGGCCCTTCAATAGGAGATCACATGGTATTCGAGTTATTCACAGACCTTAAAGAGGCCCGCCAGTACTGCTACAATCACAGCATGAAAGATATCAATCGCCTTGCCCTTGTCAAGTGCGGCTACCACAAGGCCGATGTTTACTATGTCATGGACAGCAAGCAATACAAAGACCTCGTAACCAACGGGTTCAAGATGGAAACGCTCTATATGTACGAGTAATCATCGAGGTCATAAAAAAACTTAAAAAAAATACTTGACAAATCCTTTAGACCGTGATACATTATATACATCACAAGGAGATACAATGAAAACAGGTGATTACATCGTTTATATCGGAACCCGCTTTGCTGAACTCAACGACGTTGACGGGGTTATCTTGGGCTTTAGCGACAAAGGCGAGGCTATTATCGAATGGCGTGTTTGGGGCGATCAAGAGGTATCCAAGTGCATGTCCCGCATGCCCTATCCTCTAGAGGATCTTCAGCCAATGACCCTCAGCAAGCCCATGAGAGACATGGCCAAGCGACAATCGAAACAATAAACTTTTTTAAAGTTTTTACTTGACAAACAAAACCTAACGGGATACATTACTAATACCAAGACGATCACAGGAGATCACATGAACATTTATTCAAACATTATCAATCGGTTCTTTCAATACAAAGGTTCAACCTACAAAGTCACAGGCCATGTGGAAATGCCCGACAATGGCCCCGCCCGTCGCACGGTCGTCAATGTCGCCACTGGATCGGAAACAAAGTTATCCTATGCTCAAATGTGGGAGGTTACACCGCTTGGATACAGTATTTCAAATAAAAGTTGAAATAATACTTGACAAGCAATAGATAACAGGTTACATTATATATATCATCGAACAACAGGAGACAAGATGAATAAAACACAAATCCCCTTACAACATTTCAGAACCGACCTTTTGGCTCTTAGCCGTGAAAGCAGTGCCATTATCGCTGCCTCATTTGAGCGCAACGGTGAAACCGTCGATAAAAGCGATGCCTTCAGGTATCTCACAAGGATCGAACGAGCAATGGTCGGGCACATCCAAGATGCTATCCTTCAGTATATCGACGAATACGAGGTTGACCGCTCGACAAGGCTTTTTGATCAGTAATGATCGAGGTCATAAAAAAGTTAAAAAAAATACTTGACAAATGAAACTAAACAGGATACATTATTAACATCATCGAGACAATGGAGATAAGATGAAATATACAATGTGCAATAACTGCTATAAGAAAGGCCTTTACACTGTGCTTACCATTAAACAATCCAACATTACACGATGCCGCTATTGCCGTGAGGTTCGGATACCAAATAAAAGTTAATGTTTTTTCAACTTTCTGCTTGACAAATGCCAATCAATCAGTTACATTATATACATCATCGAACAACAGGAGAGAAGATGACTTACAACGAACGAGTAAACGATGCAGCCGAACGCTTTATGACAATGCAAGCCAAAGGCATTGGCCACTACAACATGAACCTTCAAAGCATTGCAATGGTATTCTGTGTGAAAGAGGCGGACATCGTCAAAGCCGCATTAATCCTCCGAGACCACAAATAAAATAAGGGAAACAATATGACAAACGCACAGGTTATTAAAGCATTTACAATGGAAAGACAAAGCACAGGAACGAGAGGCGGAAAGGCCCTATTCACAGATGGAAAGAGAATATATTCCTATGGTGTGACCATTGGTTTCAATATGGGAGGGAGATCCTTTGTTATTGATTATACCGCACAAGGAGGCCGTTGGTTATCACAGACAACCTCACAGCATGTCGGCCTGCTCAAGAGGGAAAGCGGTGTAAAGGTTATAACCTCTGCCGAATATGAACAAGGCTTTAAGCACCTTGTAACCAATCTCTAGTAATCAGTCTCTAAGCCGATACCCTCTACTCTCCTACCCCCCTAGTACCCTACCCCCGACTGTCTGCACAGGAGAGCACATAGAGCGCATATTATACGGCTGCAAGCCTTATGCACAGAATATAATGCGGTTGCCTCTAAGCGCACACAGAACGGGATTAGGGGTGCGTATGAGACATGCCTGTTTATGCTCAGAAGTATATGATAATCGGTTAGTTTTGGGTGTGTATGGCGTTTGCGCTTGTGTCTGCTTGTATGTGTGTAATAAGCACAAAACATGCCAATAATCGCATAGTATTTGCGTAACACTGTAAATAGCACGCACACACACGAAACACCCGAAACAACCAAAACTTTTTCACACACCCGTAATGTCCGATACACACGGGCACACAACACACACCGTAACACACGATCCTTACAGGATCACACAGGAACACACATACCATGAAACACCCACACATTACGCTATCCTCCTTTAGGAGGAGGGTAAATAAAACCCCCATGAACACGGGATCTCTTGAGACAGCCCCCAAAGCAAGAGGGCCTCCAAAAATGCCCCTTCGAAAGCCCAATATGAAACAATTTCACCATAATTGGCTTTGAAACTACCATATCGGCCGTTTTAAGAAAGCAAGCCCCTAACACTTTACATAATTAAAAAGGCATCGTCAGGAGATCCCGTCATAGAGGGGATCTTGTTTAACCCCGTCCTAGAGGAGGATAAAAAGAATTTCATTATAATATAGGTTTAAGGCCTATAATCAACGATTTTAAGAAAGCAAGCCCCGAACACTTTACATAATTAAAAAGGGCCATTGTAGAAGATCCCGTCACAGTGGGCATCTTGTTAGGGTAGCCCCTAAAGGAAGATAAACAATTTCACGATAATGCAGTTAGTAATTACCATATTACGAAAAGCAAGTAAGCAAGGCCCTAACACTTTACATAAATAATAGGGCCGGAGGCCACAGCAAGAAAAAAGCGCAGCTCGATGAGCTCGGTAGAACCTACGTTTTCAGCGACAGCTCGAGGAAACCCAGTCACAGTGGGGCTAAAAAACTTTCACTTTTATGTTGACAGAATGACCACAACGGGATACATTATAGAGGCGAGGGCAATTACGCCTTCCGCTTTCCTCTAGAGGTTCCTTAATGGACGCTAACAATGCCCATCAGTACTTCAACCTTGCAATGACCCTTCCAAAAGCCCGTAAGGGTGAGGCTCTTTGCGCTCTCTATAACACCCTCCAAGACGATGTCTTTGGGGATCCCGCTGTAGCGGCCCTTCTGGATGAGGTCATGAAGGCCCTTAAACACTGGCTTGAAACATGGCATACCAGTGCCGACGGTGACTTGATCATTGCGGTATCGGAAACCATCGATGCCTATTGTTTCGATGATGACGAGGTTTGCGACCTTGCCTACTGTTACGCTTGGCCCTATGGGCCTTATTAAACCCCCTTCACCACGAGGTTATCTCATGAAACTTCAACGACCCCCTTACAATCGAGGTTCCCATTGACACTATTCATATTGCTACTTGCAAACTGGCTTTTCGGCTTATTCCTTTTCTCCTTCATCTTTCTTCCATACTGTAAATAATCGAGGTTCAACCTATGTCTTTCAAAGTTATTGTAAACATTCTCAACGATGCCGATGATAGCGGCAACAGCCGTGACACCTTCAACCCTTTGCTCCGCACCTCTCCCACCGGCTGGCATCGCCCGCTGCTACAGGGATATGTTCAGGCCATCCGAAAGGGTGAGTATTCATGGGCACGCTTGGGCATCCTGTCCAAGACCCTTCCTCGCACCGCAGAACAAGCCCGTGCCAAAGGGGATGTTTGGACAGCACACTGGGCTGATCAAGTAATGGCCGCCATCGAGGTGCATGGTCATAAGGTCGGTTGGCCCCGAACCAAAACGGACAAATAATGTCCGAGAATAAATAAACTTTTTTTGAGATTTTACTTGACAAACCCTTTAGAATATGATACATTATATAAGCGAGAGGGCAATGCGCCTTCCGCTCTTTGAACCTTCCTCTTGGAGATGCCCACTATGGCTACATTAACTGCTCAACAACTTGAAAACCTACTTGCAACCTACCATCCTTCGGAGCGTGACGCTATGCGTGAACAATACCTTGCCAAAACTCAACAGGCGAAAGCCGAAATCGTCCTGTCAGCCGCCTATCTCTCAGGCTACGCTGTACAATACCCTTGTGGCCGTGTTCAAGAGTGTGCTAATCTTGCCACTGCCCGTTACCTTGTACGCAAGGCGAACAGCGGTCAATAATTGACCGCATTTGCCCTTGCTTTTTCCCTTTCAACCTGTTATATTATTAGTACCTTTCGAGGTCGACGAGACCTCAATCCTTTCAACCTTAATCGTGAGATTGCCCATTATGCCTAATACTTCTTCAAAAGCCCTTGCCCGTATCCGTGCCCAATATGAGGCTCAACAAGCCGCTCTCAATGCCCGTCGTTACGAGGCTCTTAAGCATTTAATCGAAAGCCCAACGGCCCACTGGAGCGGGGTTTCCGAGCGAACCCTCCAAGTCCTTCGATCAAACCGAGATGCTTTGACCTCTCAAAACAACGGTGCCTTTGCGCCTGTTGAGGTCGTGTCTAACGCTCAGTTTTATTTCCGCCATAATGCCCCTGCTGTAGGGTCTTTGGTCGAGCATGAGTTGTTCGGTCTCGGTATGGTCGAGGGTGTAGCGATTGCCTGTGCCAATGCGGGCATGGCTGTGCCTGTGTTCTTCGACGATGCCGATCGTGGCGCAATCGTTTTCGTTGATGAACTTGAGATGCTCGATGGTGACTTGGTCGGCAACGCTACCGACTACGACAGCACTATCGCTAGCACCGCTGCTAAAGCCCGCGTTGATGAGGGTCGTCGCTTGGCTGCTGAAAGCAAGTACAACGATGCCGATGCAGACGAGGATGCAGAGGATGCCGATGATGCCGCCTTTGCCGAGTTCCTTGCGAATGAGTTCGGTGATGACTTTGCCGATGACGACGGGGCCTAGACCCTCTACCCCGATAGGCCCCCTCCACTAGGGGGCTTTGCTCAGCGGCTGACCTTGTGTTGGCCGCTTTTGTTTTGGCCTGTTTTAAAAAACACAACAGGCGGTGTGGGGGGTGGTCCTCCCCCCGTCCCCCTACTGGTGGGGCTCCTCCAGAGGCTCTTGAATTAAGTACTTAGAAAGGGCGTTTTCGCGCGGCCGCCTAATACATTCACGACACCCACAGAAAAATTTGCCAAATTTGGCTTTTTCGTTACAACAATGTTATAACAATGTTACAACAATGTAACAACTTTGTAACGTTACAATAACATGTTTCAAAATTTCGCCCCAAAAATTTTCCCAGATTTAACTAATTATGGAATCATTAAAAGGAGGGCTATAATGTATAACTTTTTGTATTATAAACAAGAGGCAACCCCAAGGACTCCATGGTTCTTTGAGAACTCAAAGTTGCCGATAATCCTATCGTATTTGGCACCAATTGATATCTGGGCGATAAGCTTCGGACCTTGGGTTTGGTGTCGAGGCAAACTAGACAAAGTAACAAAGAATCATGAGGCTATTCATTATCATCAGCAACTTGAATTGTTATTCATTGGACAATGGATTTTATATGTGCTTTACTGGCTAAAAGGACTAATTACTTATAGAAATGGCGAAAAAGCTTACCGGCAATCGCCCTTCGAGCGCGAAGCCTACTCGAACGAATACAATCTTGAGTATTTAAAGACGCGCAAAGCTTTCGCTTGGAGAAATTATCGTGAAATTAACAACAACAAGACTTAAAAAAATTATCAAAGAAGAGCTTAGCTCGGTTCTTAATGAGAATGAGAAGTCGCCTGTAAATCTTTTCATGGACATGACCAAAAGAGGTGGTGCAGATTATTGGCTATCGCAGGCTTACGGGCACCCAATGAAAGCTCGAGAAAAAATGCATTATGAACAAGCTTTTCGTCATTATCTTGATGAAGTCCACCCAGAATGGCCAGAGCTCGGTCTTGATATCTGGAAAGAAGTGATCAGTCTTTTAATGCAAACCAAATAAGGAATACCAAAATGAAACTAACAACAACAAGACTTAAGCAAATTATCAAAGAAGAACTTGAGAATCTTCTTAGCGAAGATAAGCACTTAGAGAAGCGCTTTGACTCAAGAAAAGAAGCTAAGAAATATCTTGACGAGATTTCCGAAAACGAAGGCGCCGAAGGCGATTATGCGGTTTCAGAAAAAGCCGACAAAGACGGAAAGTGGCATTTGGTTAACGCATAATGAGATTATCCCAAAAAGAACTTCGTTTTATTATCAAAGAAGAGCTAACGCTTATTCTTGAATCACGTCGTGCTCGGGATTGGATTGCAAAGCAACGTGAATCGCAGCGTGATCGCCTTATGGATTGGTATGAAGCCGGAATGAAGAATATTCCAGATTTATCATATGCTTTGGAAAAACTTCCTCGTACATTTGTGTTGGATCCAGATCTTATCAAAGCTTATTATAGTCCTGATTATAAAGATATATTAAATCGATATGGCATTAAACAACTTAAAGATTTTGAAGAACAAGGCTATGCTTTTGTGCCTTTTATGCAAGCATTGATTGATTATAATTTAAAAAAAGAAAAAGATGCAATTAGCATTTTGGACTCAAATAAGAAAAAAGTTATCGGCCAAGTTGGCGATTGGACAATTATTGACCCTGCTTCTGGTAAAGGCTCAGAGGAATGTGCCGAAGGAACAACATGGTGCACAAGACAGCCCAGCACATATGATCAATATGTTAAAGGAAAAGGAAAGCTTTATTATCTTATAAATGATAAAAAAGAATACCCTTTTAATAAGCTTTCCTTTGGTGTCAACTCTGCCGGTATTAGATATGGTGGTCGTGGCGGATTCAGCGTCGATGCTAGCAACGAAGGCATCGGCTCTTATGAAGAAGCAAAAGCGATTGTTGGCGATGGTATTGATGAAATAATTTCAATTCTTTTAGATTATTATCCAAAAGATATGGAAAACCGCAAATTGCGAGCAGCACATGAGCGCAAAAATTTATTTTTCAATTATATTAACTTTATTAGAGCAGCAAAATCATACGATGACACCAGCTTACGCATTATGTTTTATACAAGAGTCATAGATTCTATGAAGAAAAGCTTTAATTCTAGAAGCGTAGCTATGCCTTCGAAAAAAACAATGCCGGCGCATCTTTATAAAATCTTTAAATTTATTTTAAAAGATAAAGAAATGAAAAATATGAAATTTCTTGCCGAAGAAAAAGAAGATATTATGTATTTTATTGAAGAATATATGATATCTCCTCAATTTTGGTCTAGACTTCCTTTTGAAAATAAAGTAAAAGATTATGATTTTATTTTCAAAAGCTTAATAAAAGCATTCACCGATCATAATGATGAAGTTGACTGGCATGGTGTTTATTTCGATCTTAAAAGAATTTATCCAAAAGATAAAGCTCCTGAAGATATTCTTGCAAACTTAGAAGAAACCAAATCAAAAGCAATAAAGACTATTGAAGATGATATCGAATCTTTTACTAATAGAAAAAATAGAATTGCTGATGAAAATGAAAAATATTTTATTGATAGAGAACTTACCAATCTGCAAGATAAACTGCAACAATTGAAAAACGAAGAACAATGAAACTAACAACTAATCAACTCGGATTAATTATCAAAGAAGAACTATCTCGACTCGAAAGAGACGCGCGAGACCTTGGGTTTAGTGCTTGGTCGGATAAACTAAGCGAAAAACAATTTCAAAGCTTAATGGCTTTGGTTGCTGATTCTTATTATTCTTTGCAATCAAGGCAAAAACCTATCCCTCAAATGACAAGAGATCAATTTAATCAAATGATTAAAGAAGAATTGAGTAATTTTTTGGAAGAAATGTCTAAAGAAGAGGAACAATTTTTTGGCGAGGAAATAAAGGCTCTGGTTAATAATCCGGATGAGCTTTATTATGTCAAAACGGTAAAGTCTCGCAATCCCTATGATGACGAAGAAGAACGTCAGTTTCTAAACCGCCGTTGGATCGAAGAAAATATTGGCAGATATTTGGGTGGCGGCTCATTCCGCGATGCTTATCAAATTAAATCGCATCCTGATAAAATTTTAAAAATCTCAAATCGTTATCTTCAAAACGAGCCGCTTGATGGACAAGAATATTCAACGGTTGCTGAAGAAACCAACATCCTCGAGATTGAGTTATTCAATAAATATCCGGGTTATTTTCCAAAAGTTTATATCTCCGATCAAGAGATTCAAGGTGTTCCGCGATGGCTTGTTATCGAGAAAGTTGAGGTTATTGAGTATCATAGCGAGTTCATCCGTCAGCTTGTTCGATCATTCAAATCGATTCCAAAATCTTATAATCTCATCAATGAGCTTATTGCCGAGTATTTTTCCAGCACCTCAGCAGATTTTCCTCCTTCTTATAATGGTGGTCGCCAGATCGATGCCGAAGAATGGGCAATGGTTTCGTGGCTTGCCGTTGGCTATAATGACCCCGAAAGAATAAAAAATATTTTAAAAGATCTCCCTGTGTGGAATGAAAAATATGGTGATCCTGCTCAACAATCAGCCGAGCGTGTTGCTGATGAAGAAGTTCTCTTGGATATGGCCGTTGAAAAAGTTTGGAAGGTTCTTACAACCGATCAGTATCTTGTTAAGCTCTGGGATATGATTAATGATTTGCATATTGATTATGCAGAACTTCGTGAAGGAAATGTTGGAACAGATATCGAAACTCGAACCAAGTTCCTAATTATTGATATATCGATATTCAATGACTAGCTATGATCAAAGTAAAAATAAATAAATCTCTTACGGAAGGCGGTAATGTTTTTGCCGGCAAAACAGCTTCAATTCCAATTGATGCTATTCGTCCAACAATAAAAGAATATTATAAAGAGTTGTCTCGGCTATTCCCTCAGCACGCAGATAAGTTTCCAAATTTTCAAGCTCTTGGTTCTGTTGGCAAAAAAGACATGTCCGGAGATATCGATCTGGCCGTGGATGTCAATGTTATGTTTCCGGATGGCGAAGTTAATCCCGAAGATGTCGAGACTTGGAATATTCCAGCAGAACTTTGGACAGCAAAGGTATCTGCTTTGGCCAAACGAGCAAAGACAGCGACTCCAACAGAATTGGGCTGGAAGGCTTTTCTTCAGTTGCTTGCAGATTATATAAACAAAAACTCTGATCTTATCGAGACCGATCTTAAGAAAATTCATGCTGGCCAAATGTTCTCGTTATTTCCTCAATTCAACGCGCAAGGACAACAACAAGATATTGGAGTTCAAATTGACTGGATGATTGGTAATCTTGATTGGCTTACCTTTTCTTATTTCTCCGATGTTCCCTCCGAAGAAGAACCTTTGCTTAAAGGACTTCACAGAACACAGCTAATTCACGCTCTAATTCTTGCCAAGGATCATTCATTTTCTCATACGAAAGGCGTAAAGGATAAAAGCACCGGCGAAGTGGTTGCCTTCACAAAAGATGAGATCCTTAGCCTTCTTTCTAATCTTTACGGCGTTCCTTTAAAGCTCGAGGACACAAATAATTTTTCTTCTTTGTTCTCGTGGCTTCAACAAGCAAACGATAGAGATCGCAAACGAGCGATATTTGCTTATCTTAAGATCCTCGACACAACGCGAGGCAACAAAGATCTCAATGGAGACCGTTGTGGTTATATTCCCAAGGCCCTTGAGCAAACATACCTTTCTTTGCTAAATTCTGGCCAAATGACTGGAAAGTTTTTGTGTCAAGAAGCTAACCCTACCCTATGGGCTGCCAAGAACGGTTCTCTTAAAGAATCGCTAAATAACGAAGAAAAAATTACCGTTGTGATTCCGGGCGGTTTTAAGCCTCCACATCGGGGACATGTCGAGATGATAAATCATTTTGCCAATTTGCCAAATGTCGAGCAAGTTATTGTGTTTACTGGATCAACTCCACGACAATCGGCTGATGGCTCTGTTGTTGTAACGGCGGAGAAAGCAAAAAAATTATTTGATTTATTTGACCTCGCACCAAATGTTATATTTGGCGATGTTAGTCAAAGATTCAAGAAAGACGGAAGCACATACGAGAATCCTTTTATGGATGCTGTAATGGTCTTATTTGATGAAAATTTCCGTGGAAAAAATGTTGCGATTGGTCATCCAACCAAAGATCCAAGCTATGCTGCGAGATTTAGAAAGATATCTTCTTATCTTAAACAAGAAATGCAAGCTAATCTTGTCGAAGTTCCACCAGCTGACACAACAGATGGTCTTTCTGCAACAGATTTAAGAAACGCAGTTCAAAACAATGATCTTGAAAAACTCAAAGAGTTCGTTCCACCCGAAATAGCTGAAAAATATTTTCAAATATTAACAAACAAATAACTTTTTTTCTTGACAAATGGCTTAAAACATGTTATATTATATATATAATATGATTTGGTGTTGCGATCTCCTTAATCGCTGTGTTTGTTTGTGTTGACCTCCTTGCCCTCCTGCAACTATTTATTGCAGGAGGGTTTTTTATTATGTTATTTTTAATAATATTTATTCTTTCTTGTGTTCAAGACAATTATTTAACACACGAGGTTGAGAAAATTCAATACGAGGTCATAACAGAAACTGAATATGTTTATGTTCAAGACACTTCAACACCTCCTCCGCAAGACACATCATTAGATTTGCTGCCAATCTGGGTTGATTCTTTCCTTCAACCTAATTCTGTGAATGGAATTGACATTCTTTGGGTGATTGATCGCTCTGGTTCAATGACTGATGATGCTAATACTATTGTCACAGGTATTGAAACAATGATCGCGGCCCTTCCAGAGACAGATTGGCGTTTGGTTATGATCAATATTAGCGCAAATTACGCTGCAATGAGTCAAATCTTTCCTTTAATACCCGGTGATGGCTCAACAGAAGCGTGGATTATGTATAACTCTCTCGGCAATTCCA